CAGTACCGCTTCCGGTGCAATCACTTCCACCAAGAACGTTATTACCGATTTCGGCACCGCTTTCACACAAATCGGTTACTTAAACGGTTTATCAGCAGGTTACACAAACGGAGAAAGTACTGGTCTCATCATAGCTGCAAAATATGCTAGAGACCAATTAGAAACCGCCATCACAGACCAAAGTTTTGAACCCTCCTCACTCAGCACTGCCGTCAGCGCCGCCCGAATTCTTATATCTCCTGACAACATTACCGGTACTAACCTCATAAACACTGCCTACACCGCCGTCAACAGCGCCGCCGTTGCCACCAATAGAGCTTTCGTCAATGTTTCCAACTCCAGTACCTCTTCCGGTGCAATCAGTTCCACCCATGACGTTATTACCGATTTCGGCACCGCTTTCACAAAAATCGGTTACTTAAACGGTTTATCAGCAGGTTACACAAACGGTTACACAAACGGCCAAGTCGCTGGTGCCGCCGAGACCGCTTCTGCCGCTGCTGCCGCTGCCGTTATATCAGAGAACGACGCCATATCTGAAGCCCTCACCACCGCCCGCGCCGCCCAAACCGCCACCCTTAATGCTTTCAGAATTGTCGAAAATAGCAGCAGCAGCAGCGTCGAAGTCATTAACGCCCTCATAAGTGTCTGCAAAAGTTCTAACGACGCTTCTACTGCTTCAGAAAACGCTGAAACTGCCTACAACGCCATGGTGAAGGCAGCTAACGATTCTAATACCAACGACGACACTGACACCATAAACGCTCTCACTAATGCCTTAGGAAACAAAAATTCTGCCGCGTCTGCGGCCGCAGACGCATTGATAGGTTACAACCAATCCATCCAATTAGCAAAAGGAAAGTTGACTATCTCCAGTCCATAAGTTCAAACCTATCAATGTCCAAAACCTCTTCGAAGCAATCGCTAACAATTATGGACTTTTAAAACGAACTCTATCCTACTTGTAGTGTTCTGCTTCTTTTAATATTTCATTTAATGATTTTAAATCTAACTCTTGTAATTTTTCAATCATACTTTCAGGTAAATAATGGTATTTATATACAATATCAATTATTTTAGAATTTATCTTACCTTTAACTTCAGTACTTTGCAATAATTTTTTAAGTTGTCTTTGTTGAATTTTAGGTGTTAAATCTGACTCAGATAAAACAGTTAAACATTTTATTAACTTTTGTTTACCTTTTAATAATTTCTGAATGTTTTTAAATTCTATACGAGTTCCTAAATTTTGTTCTCCTAATATTTCTTTTCTTAAAAGTGGATATAAATCAAAGTTATTTTTGATTCTCATGAAATAACTTATTATATCCTGATTATCTTTATTCAAATTAATCTTATCATATATTTTTTCTAATGTTAAATTTGAATTCCAACATTTAATATTTTCATAAAGTGTTAAATTTTTATTTATGTTTGGTTCTTCAAGTATATTAAATTCTCCAGTATCTTCATCTACTACCTTTACAAAAACATCTGGATTTACAGAATCAATTTGAACCTCATGAAACTTAACTGGTAAACTTGAATCGTTTGGGTATGAATAAGTTCTTTCTAATATTTGTTTAAAAGTTAAATTATCTGGTATTCCTTCTCTTGTAAAATTTTCTAAAGTTTTTGTATTCTTAAAATATACTTGATATTTTCCATTTGATAAAGGTCGAACGTGTTCTTCTAATCTAATTATATTACCTTTTTTATTAAGATCGCAATCATAGGCAACCTGTTTTAATGTTTGTTCAAACTCATTATTAATTTGAAATTTTTTCATTGCACTTGATACCATTTTTTGCTCAATAGTTAAAGAATCAAAATTTTTAAACTTTTTCATTCCAACTGAATCTTGTAACATTTCTGAAACATCTGAATCTGGCACCATTGGTAAAACACTATAATGTCTAAATATATCAGTATATTGTTCTTCTAAAGGTAAATTTGAATGACTACAAAAACGAACCGCACGTGCTAAAATTTGTTCAATACGTGCTTCATTCCACCAAGGATCAGTAATATGAACTTGTTTTACATTCTTAAATGAAACACCCTCCATAATTGAACGAGTTCCTAATATAATTTTAATTAAATACCCATCTTTATTATCCATAGAATTAAATGCATTTTTTGCTTGTCTAATTAATTCTTTGTTACTACTAGTTTCTGAACTCCAAACAAAATATCTCATACCATTTTTTCCAGGAGGTTCTGGAAATTTTTTAAAACCACATGCATCTAATATTATTGATAATGACTCAACACCAAATTGTAACCAATTTGAAAAAATAAAAACAGGACCATTACATTGTAAACTTAAATCAATAATCTTAACAAATTTTTCAGAATATCCTTTTTCTCTTATATAATTTAGAACAATTTCTGAACTTTGTACTTTTAGTTTTTTAATATCTTTTTTAAATGCATCTAATCCAGATTTAATTTGTGATTGTGTTTGTTTAGATAACATATTATCAATTACATCACTTTTAACAATGGGTAATGCAATATTTGAAAACTGTTGTGTAGTTACATATATTCCAGATACTGAATCTTCTTTTTCAGTAAAACTATTATCACTAGATTCATTTTTAATTAAAAATTCATCTCCTTTTAATAATTTAGAATAAATAGAAGAATCTTTTTTAATATCGGAACGTAAAGCATTAATATATTGTTCTTTTTGATACGCTGACATTTTATGCTCCAAAACAATAATTCGTTTATATGGATATGCATTTGGATTACCTCCCCTAAAGTATGATACGTATCCAGCTGATAACATTCTTAATAAATTTTTATTTATTACACATGAATCATCTGTAATAAAGTTATTATTTTTAACTCTAATGCAATTATCATCTTTATCATATTTGCCTAAAAAGAATGAATAAAAATGTTCTTTTGTTAACGGAAAAGGCATTCTTGGTCTTAAAAGATTCATTGTAAGTGCTAATTCATATGGATTATCGTAAATTGGAGTAGCAGATAAAACTACAATGCGACATGCAGGATTCATATATTGATAAATTGCTGTAAATAACTTATTATATAAAACTCCACCTTCACTTACTAATCTTTGTATCTCGTCAATAACTAGTATACCAGATGAACTCAGTAAAGGACTATTTTTATTTGTTAAATGATCTTTTTTAGTCCATGTTCCATCTTTTGTCTGTTTAAATAAATTATTAATAAATATACTATGACTTTCTATATGAAATACTTTTGTAACATTACTTAATAATGTTTCTTTTTTATTTTTAAACTTTAAAAATGCTATATTAACTTCATTTTGTAATTCACTAAAACGTTTTTTTAATGGAATCGTTTCCTCTCTTTGTTTTAATTTTAATAATTTATTTATCTCTTCTGACAAATCATTTAATTCTTTTTTTTTTTTATTATAATCTTCTTCTAAATACTCTAAAATAATACGATCATTTACATTGCAGTAAAAGTCACGTCTTCCACTAATTTCACATTGTGAGGTACATGCCCATATTTCAGGTTCTCTTCCACTTTCTAATTCTGTATCAGAATATTTTTTAAGTTCTCCTAATATTTCATCACGATATTGGTCAGTTAAAGGTGCCGGAACTACATACAATAATTTTGTTCTTGAAGTATTTTTAAATGCTTCACCAATTACTAAACTTGTACAAGTTTTACCCGATCCTAAACCATGAAATACTAATGAATTATTAAAATTAGTTACAGGATTGATAAACTGACCCATAAATTTTTGCTGGGGTTTTAATGAATATTCAGTCGTTTTACATATTTCTTCATTACTTAAATTAATATAATCATCTTTAAATGTAAATGGTGAATCACCATTAAAAACAGAATCACCATAACGTTCTTCTACAAATTTTAAAAATGCTTCATTATTAAACATTTGTGTATTTTCTATATCTAAAAAAAATTTATCAGAGCAATTAATCTTATATTTTTTTTTCAATTCTTCAGTAGGATAATAATATTGCATTGTACATTTATCTGATGACATCGTAATACTTATTAATAATTAATAATTATTTTTTTATTTTTAATGAACATTAAATTAATTCTAATATTTTATCTATATCGTTAGTTAATTTTTTCAACTGATTTTTTATATTAAAAAGTTCATTTTTTATTAAATTATCATTTTTATTTTCTAAAGAAGATAGAGAATCTGAACTTATTGTCAAAGTAGGAATACTATATTGTAATTTTGTAGATAATGTAAAACCATTTTCAGTATGTATTTGTGATTCTAAATGATTATTATAATCAGTTAATTTTTTAAAATTTAAATTACATGATTTACATGAATACATTTCTAATTTAAATTTTAGCAAATATAATAAAAATATATTTTAGTACTTACTTGTTTATTAATAGTTTACTTTTTTATTGTTCATTATATTCTTTTAACATTAATTTTTCATAGTAATTTTACAATAGTATAAATTCTAGTTAATGAAAATAACTCCAAATAAGTAAAAACATTTTTTGATAAATGTTTATTGTATTTTTTATGTACAATTTTCTTTGAAACAAATTTACTTAATTGTATCAATAATTCAATAAGTAAAGTTAAATAATTATTTTTATAAATGGAAATTAAAGAGAATAATAAAAAAGTAAAATTATTACTTATAAAAAATATACTAACTTTATTTAATAATATAAAAATTTTTGTCTGCATTTTAGTAGAAAAGAAATTATTGATATATGTATTATCAGATTTAAATACTTCTAATTGATTTACTATATTACCTTTAACTAAATATTGATCAATTCCAGAATTAGCAAATATCGCATCACAATGAATATGTTTTGATGAATTATTTAGTATTTTTAATAACTTACTCGCAGTTTTTAAATTAATAATATATCCAGTTGTCAAATATATTCTTGATTTTAGTTTAATTTTATCATAATCATTTTTAATTATATCATATACACTGCTAGTAAACCCAGGAAAACCACCTAAATGTAAAATATAATTTGAATGTTTATTATATTGTTTTAAACATGATAGTAAATTTATATAATCTTTTGAACTATAATCAATTGTAATATCTTCTTCTCCAATTATAACATAATCTATATATTTATTTTTTGATAATAAATCTATAACACTATTTAATGCTTTAATATGTGAAGTAAAACATCCAATAGTTGAAGAAATAGGATGTTTTATTTCAAATAGAATATTTAGATTATGAATTAAATTCTTCGTTCTATTTTTAATTGTTGTGGAATTAATGCTATCTTTTAAACAAATTATAATTCCGTGATTATACATTAAATTATATATATTCTATATTTTTAAATAGTATTAATTTCCAAATGTATTCTCTAATGAAATAATTATATATAAAAATCCATCGTAATCTTTTTGTTTATTATATAGATTATTGATAAGTTCTGTGTTAATTATTAATTGATTATTACATAATAAAAAAATTGATTGTTCATGATTAATTTTAATTCTTTTTTTCAAAATATACATAAATTGTCCCACTGTTAAATCATTTGGCACTATATATTTATTTTTATCTAAATTTATTTCTTTGTTACAATCTACTATAATTGGAACTCTTTGTGGATATTTTAATATAATATTATGACTAATTTTAATTCTTTCTTCTGATTTTCGTCTTCTAAAATCAGTAATGTATTCATAATCTAATGGATATATATTTAAACTTTTATTATTATTTTCATCAGTTATAGTAGTTTTAACTAATTTATCAATATTTTTTTTTAAATCCGAAATCATAAATATTATTTTAAAATATTATTTTTAAAATTTTAAATAATTCCACAGTATATTTAACTATTGAAAACGACGGACCATGTCCACATACCGAATGCTTGTGCTTTTTTATATTTAACAGAATTAACAAAACGTCTTCTATGATATTCATCTTTTGCATAGTATATTATTGTTTGTCTTTCAGTTTCAGGATCTTGTAAGTATACAGCATAATTTGTTGTAAAATTTAAATCCGGTTTTTTAAAAACAGGTACTTCTTTTTTACTACTTTTAACATAAACTTCTAACAAATCTTTAATTTGTAATGAAAATATTGCACCATTGTATCCTTTATACATAACATATTTATCATTATTATCTTTATCTTCTATATTTCTCCCCATTAACCACCCACCACTTCTAAAAGTTCCCTCAGGAGTACCTGCTAATGAATCCCCGTTTAATCTATATTTAAACGAACGCCCCTTTGGAAATATCAAAATATCTTGTACATTCTTTAGTGAAACCCAACCATCAGCAACAATTTTTGATATGTACATTTTTTCAAACTTGGAATCATTGTTCACTCTTGTTTGAACAGATACATATGTATCCGGGTCATATCTAGTATCATGTTTAGTTTTTGGATCTTGTATATGTGGGTACATTTGTAAATCATTTCTTATATAATCTGCTTTTGGTACAATTGATTTATTTAATGATTTATTCATTGATTATTAAAAGTATAATTTTTTTTTAAGTATAATTTTTTTAAGTAAATATTTACAAATTATATTAACTTTTAATTAAACTCACAGATGATAATTTATCTTTTTTAGATTTTCTACTTGGACTTCTAACTAATTTTGTTTTCGAGGTACTATTCTTTGTACTTGGACGTCTTTTAGGACTTCTTTTAGGACTTCTTTTAGGACTTCTTTTAGGACTTCTTTTAGGACTTGTTATTCTTTTTGTACTTTTATATTTTGTGGGTCTTCTTGATGGACTAGTAGTTAATTTTGTTGGTCTTAAAGTTTTTCTAAGCGGGGAAGAAGTTACTTTTACCTGATTTAATTTATTTTTTAATTTTAAACTTATTTTTTTATACGCATTTGTAGGATTCATACCTAAAAACATTTGTTTTAATTCATTTTTTGAGTTAGAATTTTTTGTGTAATCTTGCCAAACTTTATTTTTAACCTTTTGTGTAATTTTTGTAGACATTATATTAAAATTAAATAACATTATTATAATTTTTTAATAAACGAAATAAATATAATATTTACTTATATATAATACACATTAATAATGGATAATAGTGATTATCAAAAAATAATGAATTATTTTCCACCAGTAAATCCAAACATCGAAAATGTTTTATATGAAGCAGATACAACATATACTACTTATAAAGCAACAAGTCCATTAAAACAACCTGTAAAAGGAGAAATGTATTCAGCAGATATATTAATTAATCTAAGAACTTTAAGAATTTTATTAAATAGTGATATAACAAATGAAAGATTTATATATGAATTAAATAGATTAGTCCAATCATGGGGACCTGGAGGATATTATGGTAAAAATATACTAAATACTACATTATTAGATTTAATTAATAAAGTCAACATTAAATATGAAAAACAAAAAGAATTAATGCAAGAAGCACAACAAATGACATTAGATTTTCAAATGAAACAACTCGAAGATGACATTTTAGGTATATCAATAAAAAATAAAAGTTACAAAAAATTAAATGTAAGTGATTTAGATTTATCAAAATTAGGTATTAGTAAAAATAAATCAATAAAAAAAAAATAATAAATGACCTTTTAAATTTTTTTCTCTGACATAAAATTGAAACCAATTAATTTTTCATAATCGGTTAGATTTCTAACATTACCTAATATAAATTTATCCACGTCAATTAAAAGTTCTGGATATTCATTTTTTATTAAATCTTTTATTTTATACGGTAATGTTCCTAAACGATAATGAATTCTTAATCTTGAACATAATGTAATATTTTTATTATAACCGAATCCTTTCTTTTGCCAAAAAGTATCTCTATATCCTCTATTAAAATTTGTATATGCAATTGGATAATTTGGAGAATAAAAATTCCACCCTCTTGTAAATAAACGTAAACAAATATCCATTTCTTCTCCAAAAAACACGTCAGGTGTATAACTATCTATTGGAGCATCATGACATATGTCACCACTCGAAAATGAAAAACAACCACTCCACCCATTACTTGGGAATGCAGTTAAATATTCTTTATTTGTATCAATATAATCAGCATTAATTCGTGTGAAACCGTCTAATGAACATATTCTTGATACTTTTAAGTTTGCTCTTAGTTTAGGTACTGTTTTAAATTTTCCAATTTCATAATCAGGTAAATATTGTGTTAAACAACTTTTATTTGGTAAATTTTTAAGCGAATCTATTAGTTTTATATCCCAATCTTTTTCAAATATTGTATGTGAATCAATTTGAAGATAGTACTCTTCAGATTCATACTCTTGCTGTATTAAAAATCTTGCCCAAGTTGGACCACGTGCATCTTTATAACTTAAACTAATTATTTTAATAATAGAGTCAAATATTGTATTTAGTTCATGTTTACATGATATATCTTCTTCAGAATTTTGTTCACATACACATATTCTTAAATTTTTCCAATTACTACAATTAAAAATCAAACTTTTAATTGTTTTATGACACTCTGGATCACTATAACTAGCAAGATTAATAAAAATTAATCCATTCTTTTCACTTTTAGGTAAAGGATATTTAAAATTTTTATACTTATAATTATCTTTAATATTATTAAAGTGTTTTAAACATTCAATTCTATAGTTCCATCTATCTGATGTTTGTAATTTATCAAAATCTTCTTCTGCAAATTTTAGATAATTCTCATTGTTAGTATCAAATTCAAATAATTTTATATTATCATTAAAACTTTTTAACGAATTACTTAATTTGAAATTTTCAACTGTTTTTAAGATAAAAAAAATAGATACTATGACCATAAAAAATATTAAAAATATTCTAAATAATCTATTCATTAAAAAAAACAAATAAAATATTTTTAATATTTAAACAAATATGGAAAAGGAAATTATTAATTTACGATCTCTGGCAGTAAAAAATTATAAACAGATAAAGAAACTACAAAGATTAATTTATTTACTCCAAAATAATATCAAAGTTTACAAAGGTAAAAACGGTGGAATTTTTTATATGATAAAAAATAGTAAAATATATATATAAATTTTGTAGATTTTATAATTTTAATTTTGAGTATAATAAAATTAAAATTAAAAAAATACTTTTAATAATATATATAACAAATGTTAACAAGAGTAAAATCACAATCGAATCCTTTAAATGTTCAAAAAAGATTGATTACTGAACCAAGTATGTATTTACAACAATTACAGCAACTATTAGAAGACAAACAAAAAAAATTATCTGAAACTGCTTCACAAATGCAAAAATCTGTAGAAGAATTAGAAACAAATGTGGAATTAATGAAACAAAGATTATCTACTTTAGAATCTGCTAGAAAAAGACTTGAAGAAGAATTAGTTAAAAACAATGAACAATTACAAAGATCACAAGATTCATCAAAAGTAGATGAATTACATAATAAAAATAGAGAACTTGTAGAAGAAAAACAAAAAATAGAACAAGAAATGTCTAAAAAATTAACTCAAGTTAATGACCTTGAAACATCATTAGAAAGAAAAGAACAAGAATGGAATGATAATAAAAAAGAATTAGTACAAAGATTAAAACAGTTTGAAAGTCAAGAACTAGTTCCATATTTAAATGAAATTGAAAACATTATGCAATTAACTAATTCTAAAATTGAAGCATCCAATACAAAACTAACTAAATTTATGTCTGGTGAAATGGATTTTGGAGGTAGTGATCCATTTGTAAGTATTGGTAAAAAATTTGAAGAAAAATTAGTAAGTAGACAAGATTTATTTAACGAAAATTATTTTGGTAAAGCACATGAAGACAATGAAGACAATGAAGATTTTGATGAAAGTGAACAAGATATGAACTTTGGTAAAGAAGAAGACATTGATGTAGAAGAAATTGATAAAATAGAAGATTCTGATTCTGAAGAAATTGAATTTTGTTCTGAATTAGATGAAGATAGTTCATCTAGTTCAGAAACATCTGATGAAGATTAATCACTATCTTTATTTTCTAAATTATGTATTAGTTGTATAACTTTATTTAACGTCGGAGTACAAACATCAACAGTTGCACTTATTACTGTTTTAGTAGGTGTTTTTAAGTTTAATTTAAACTTAACAATATATGCAATAATACCTCCAACTGCTGATTTTGGTGTTACTGCCTGTAAAGGTACTTTATGTTTATCATGTAAAGCATTACAAATGCTTGATACACTAAATTTTAATTTTAGTAATGAACAGTAACGTATAAATGAATTTGAATCTTCTGTTTGTACATTAATATATGTTAAATTATTTGTATTTAGTATCTCAAATAATACCTTTTCACCTTTTGATAATGTTTTTGTATCACAATTAAATGCCTTTATAATTTCTTGTCTTTCAATAGGAGAATTGTTAGTGGTGCAACTGTACAATAAACATGCTGCAATTAATCCTTTTCTAACTGACGCTCTCGTTAATTTTCCAGAATCCATATATTTATGCCAATATTTTTTAGCAGTATCTATAATATCTTTACTGTTAATGTTCAAACAACATGCAGCACGTTCAATTTCTAGACCAATTAACCAGTATGTTTTTTGTTTATGTGAAAATGTTTGTTGAATTTGTAACTTTGCCATTAATGTATTTATACTACCTGGTAAAATTGTTCCACCCCTTGAATATGGATTTGAATCTACATAAGTATCACATCTTTGTGTGTTTTTTGAATAATTTCCACAATCATCTTTATAATTATTCCATTCTCCTTCACGACTAACATTTGAAAAATATAAACATACACCGCAATCAACACAAACATCTTCACATATATTCTTATGTTTACATGTTATTTTTTTATCTTTTTTTGGATTCAGAGCATTTTCTTCTGATTTTAATTCCTCAAAGGCAACATTGGCAATTTCCCACAATGAATTATAATCTTCTTCTTCTAAAGATGTGACAATATCTGGTTCCATTGGAACACTCAGACTCACACTCATTTATGGTGTTTAATTATTTATATTTAAAATTCTTAAACTTAATTTAAATATGTTAAAAATTTTAAGTATAAATAGTGAAAATATTAATATTTATACTATTTTAATATTACAATATAATGTTTAATGAAATTGTTACCTTAGTTAAATTAGATACAGTGCATTTATATTTGGATCTTAAAAAAAAAATCATATATTTTGATGTAACAAATTCTTCATATTCAAAACAAAATTCTATTACTGTTTTACAATACTTTAAAAATTTTTGGATACTAGCAAAAGAACAAAATGCTAAATATTATTTAGTAATTAAAATTAATAGTATTGGTATTTATCCATTGAGTTTTTATAATAATTTAGTAGATTGTTTAACAGAATTAAACTATATATTTAAAGAACATCTACATTCTTGTTCGTTCTTATGCAGTGATTCAAATCCTTTAACTATGTTAAAACCTTTATTTAATATATATAATTTTGTTCGACCTTACACAGTGTGTAATACATATGAAGAAGTTATTATTTATTTTAAAAAAACTGAAAATCAAGTTATTTAATTCTTTATTAATAATTTAGTTTTTATTGTAATGAATAATTATATTTCATGCTTTATATGGGTTTAATATTTTAACAATCAATATAGATAAAAATATACAAAAGTAAATAAATCCAAGTGTTATAACAACAATAGATCTAGTTAGTATACCATAAATCATAGTTAATAACCAACCAACTAAAGTTAAAATTAAATATTCATAAGGTAAATTAATTGTGATTCCAGTTGTATAAATTTCCCATAAAATTGATCTAAAACTTATTAAACTAAATAGTGTACCTAATACACCTATAAATGTAACATAATTATTTATCATTTTCAAGTATTTTATAATAACTTAATACTTTATAATTAATTTTTAAATTATTAATATTGAATTCTTTTAGATAAACTCCTTCTAAACTTTTAATTCTAGATAATGCAACATACATTTGTCCTGCTTCAAACAAATCTTTACCAATATCAACAATTGCTTTATCTAGTGTTAGACCTTGTGCTTTATGGATTGTAATACCCCATGCTAATATTAATGGAATTTGAAATACACTTATACCAGGTACATTTTCGCTCTTCCATTCTTTCTTTCCAATTTCAATTTTATGTTTGTCAAATTGTACAACTGGTAATTTTTCCTGTGTAAAATCTACTACTATCCCGGTTGTTCCATTAGCAATACCTAATCCTAAATCTAAATTTGCTATACACATAACATACGAACCTTTTTTAAGTACTAAATTTTCTTCTGAAAGTGTAGATTCCTTAATATAATTATATTCACTCTCTTTTTCAGTATCTGAAATCAAATCTAGTTTAATTTTTTCAATCTTATTTAAATTTTCAGAATTTTCCTTATATGTTCTTTTATATATGTACTTTTTATCTTTAATGTTATTAATAAAATAATTATTAATTTCAAATGCTTTATTTTTAGTTGGGACTAATCTTGTTATGTTTGTTGTATTTTTGTCAAAGTTTTCATCTACCATTTTAGAATTTAGTAATTCAATACTCTTTTTAGAAATTAATCCTTTTCTCATATTGAGTAATAGTTTTTTATAAGTATTATCATTTTGTCTAAAAACTTTTGTTAAATTAATAATTTTATCAAAGGTTTTGTTAAATAATTCACTTTCAAAACAAAAGATTGTTTCTTTTACAGGAGGTAATTGAAAAAAATCACCAGAAAAAATAACTTGAATTCCTCCAAATGGTTTTTTATTACATCTAATAACTTGCCCAATTTTATTTAGTAACTCAAACAACTTACATGACATCATACTAATTTCATCAATAATTAATATATCTGTATTCTCCCAGTTATGTTTATAAAATTTACTTCTGTTAATTTTATTAATGATTTGAGTTTCAGTTTTATTACTAATACCTATTCCGGACCATGAATGAATTGTTGTGGCATTACAATCTAAAAGAACTGATGCAACTCCTGTCAAAGCAGTTACACAAATTTTTCTATTATTACTAATTGCATGTTCATAAATTTGTTTTATAGAATACGTTTTACCTGTTCCACCCGGTCCAGTTATAAAAACATTTTCTTCATTTAAATAACTCTCAAAAATTTGTTTGTGTTTATTCATTTATATTATGAGATTGTTTATATATATATTACTGTATTCTTTAAATAGGAAAAAAATTATAGTAAATATTGTTCTAAGTAATCTAAATGCTGATTAGTATATTTTAGTGCAATTTTTTTTAATAATTTTCTTTTTATGTATAATTCATTATAGTCTATTACCTTTTTAATTTCTTCTAAAATATGAATTATATTTTTTGAAACATCCCAATTACTATTACATAACAAAGATTTACAACATAAACAATTATTATTTAATAATGTGCTATTTTTATACATAATTTTTTTATACAGATTAAATATATTATTATCATTAATTTCTAATTTCAAAGGAGGTTGAAATGGATATAATTTATTATAATAAATTTTAATTCGATATTCTAATTTATTATAAAAAAAATTAATATCACATCTAAACATTACATTACCTGAATCAATTGTGTGTAATTTATAACTTAGGTTATGTTCTATTTCATTGATTTTCTTATATTCATTTATTAATCTTTTGAATGTTGATGACATTTAAAATTGTAATAATAATACTTCCATTATTTTTTTAAATTAAACTTTATTTTGTATTTATACTCAAGTGTATATAGACGAACTATTACATGGTAATATGAAAAGATAAATAGAATATGAAAATTTAATACGTAACTATTTTTTTATAAATTTGATAAAATAATTAATGCAAGTTCATAACTCTTTAAAATAGTAAAATGGTCTTTATCTTTAATTAATTCAATTTTACAATTATCTCCCCAAAGTTCTTTTAATTTATTAATACTATTAATAGGTACAACACGATCACCATGTGCTTGTAATCCTTCAAAATTACCATTATTATGTATATCAGTTAATGGAAATTGATTATTATTTTGTGGTTTGTATGTTTCAGGTTTTTCTCTTAAATTATTTCTAAAATTATATGAGACAGGTGTACTAAATTGATCACATGCAATAATAATTGTTTGTACATTAGGATTTTGCATTGATGATTCTTGAAATTGTTTTCTTAAATTTAAAAATAACTCTGATGGTTTATTTTCCTGTTCCATTAAAACATTTATATTATCTGCATTGTATGATAAACTATTAAATATAGCAACAGGTAAATCATATAATTTTTTATTTGGCATTGATAACAATACAGAATGATAATCCTGAATAATATTTGGATCAATTATACCGTTTCCTGAAAAATAATCACGTAATGTCATTGGAACACCACCAATCGTTGGACAAATTAATAATAACTTTGATATTTTACTGCGCATTTTATCACCTTGTTCATTGTTAGGAAATTTGTTAATGCACATATTTGCAACGACTGCACCAAAATCATATGCGATAATTACAGTATCATCTTTTAAAAATTGCACAAATTTATTATATACATTATCAAAATTTATATTTCTAAAATCATAAGTTATTGTGTTAAGTCTATCACCATTTATATAATTTAAATTTTCTAATAATGTTGTAATTGTATTAAAATGTCCATTGTTATTTTCATAAACTACTGCAGACTTAGAATTATTGATATTTTGAATATTTCTCGGCCAAACTTCTGTATTATTTTGTCTTAATATGTAATCAGATTGTCCTGGAAATAAAATAATATTTTTAAATCTATTACCAGTTTTTGAAATTATACCTTCTCTTGTACCTGTTATATCATAATTACTAGGTGGTTTTACAAATGAAAATCTAATTTGTGACATTAATGAAAATAATTTGAAATCTGTTGACTTACTTGTATTATTTAATGGTACTAATGTATTTATTTTACTAAATCTACTGTTCAACCCATAACCAGATCCATTGAAAAAATTTTCAGATGTCCACCATTTTAGTAATGGAAACATTATTAAAACTAATACTAGTGTAACAAATAATGCAATAAGTGATAAAGTTAATATTTTGTTTTTAAACATTATAATTACTTATTATTTAATTAATTTTTTTTTTTATTTATTAAATAAATGAATGATTTCGTTAATATGTTTTTTTTTGTCTTAATAATTATTTTATTTATTGTATATTTTAGAGATATAAATTACAAAAAAATTATTACTCTAATAAAAGACAATGATAAATAAACAACAAATAAATTATGCAAACCGCAGATAAGTCTCTGAGTATTGTTACGTGGAATATCAATGGTATTCGTAGTAGAGTTTTTAATAACAAAATTAGTGCACAATTACAAAAAAATAAATATTATTCACCTGAAGAATTTTGTTCCATGTATAATTTAATAAAGGAAACAAATGCTGATATTATTTGTTTACAAGAAACACGATGTGATGTACAAACAGGTAAATTAGCAGTCATTGATGGATATAATAGTTATTTTAATTGTTCAAAATTAACAGATGCAAGAGGACCGAATAGATATTCAGGCACTGCAATATATACAAAACTTTTACCAAAAAAAATAGAGTATACTGTACCAGGTTATGATGACCAAGAAGGAAGAATTATGATAGCATATTATGAACACTTTACTATTATAAATGTCTATTCTCCTAATTCAGGAACTAATTATGAAAATAAAATTCTATTTCAAGATGCATTATATAATTTTGTTAACAATCTAGACAAATGTGTTATATACTGTGGAGATTTTAATATTGCGATTGACACACATTTTGATAAATCATCTGTTCCTCCTCTACCCGGAACTTACAAACATGAATTAGATTATCATAAAAGATTAACAGATGCTGATTTTTTTGATTCTATATCTTTAAATGATAATATAATTTATACTTGGTGGGATCAAAGAAGTAAAAGAATTAAAGTAGAAGAAACAAATAAAGAAACAAATATTCTTAGACATAAAAATAAAGGTTGGAGAATTGATTATATCTTTGTAAAAAACTTTAAATCTGCTACATCACAAGTATTAAAACACATTGGAGAAGAATACTGCCCACATGGTAGTGATCATGCACCTGTACATGGTATTATTAAGTACTAATTTGTAACATTTGCAATCATAAATTTATGTCCTTCATCTAATGTTTTTACAAAATTAAAAGGTCTAACTGCTTTATACATATTAAGTAATGGTCTTAACATGTCCATTGCATTTGAATCATTTACTAAACATGAATTATATAAGTTTTTTCTAAAAATTTCTTCTAAACTTTTTAATGTTTTAAATACAATATCATAAAATTCTAGTGGATAAAATTTAACATTATTAAAAATAAAAACCTGATAATATTTATCATCTGTATTATTTACCAATAACCAAAAATTTTTATAATACTCTACTGCTTCTAAAAAATTATTTCTATTGTATGTTCCATCAATAACATCGACGTAAAAAATTGACTTATCATAATCAATATACATTTGTATTTCGGTATTCTTATATATAGTAGTCTTATCCATATTATAATTTTTATTAACAAATATAAATTATTTTATTTAACGAATTACATTTTAATATCAGAAACTTACTTTTTTTATTAGTTTGTATTCGTTGGAATTATTTTTAATTTTTCTATAGTAAATATACATATTTAAGAAAACATATTGATATCAAACTTAAACTATAAGAGATTTGAAACTATTCAAACAATATGCTATGAATTTCTTCTTTAATAAAGAAGAGTGTAGAAGTTGGAGTAATTTTTGGAATTGTTTTACAAATTTTAATAATTGTTTTTAGTCTTAAAAAGTCATAAATAAATGTAAAATTACATGAATTTAATTCTTCTAATACTCTAGATGAATTTAAAGTGTTAGAAGAATTAGTAATTTTTAATTTTTCATAGATGTTCTGTAATAGACTATCAGAAATTTTAATAATTGGTTTAGTATTAACTTTTTTATGTTCTTTAATTATTTTTTGAGTATCTTGAACTAGTTTTTCAGGTTTAATATTATATTTACTTAATTCACTCTTTTTAATATAAAAACCATAATAAAAGCAATCAACATATACAAGATTTTCTTTGTTTGACATAATATTTGAATATAAATTAGTAATATATTATTTTCTAATTAAAAATTATTTTTGTAAAAAATTAAATAAAATACAATTTATAGTATAAAAATAATAAAATAATAGATCCCATTAGAACATTAAATTTAAAATATTCAATTTTGAAAACATTATTATTATTTTTTTCTTCAATTTTAAAATTGTATAATTGACTAATAACAAATGATATAGAAATTAGTGTCATAAAAAAGAAAATAAATTTTATACAAGTATTCATTATTAATTAAAATTATAAATTTTTTATTTTATTTTTATAATCCATCTAAAAAAGTAATCTTCAATTTATTTTAATCATTATTAAAGTTTAAGTTAATATGTATTGTATAAAATTTTTCATATTTTTATTGGTTTACATCATATTAAACCGTAATTTTAAGTAATTATAAATTGGAAGAAAATAAAATAGTCATATCAGAGTTATTAATAATTATAAGTAATAGTATAAATTTATTACGTATAAATAATAAAATTTAAAATATAATTGTATAGTAATTATCTATGAGTGATACAAACACATATCATGAATGTATCAATATAATTGAAGATAAAAAAAATTTAAACCATTCTGAACTTTTATCAAAATGGGAAAGTTTCAAAAAAAAATTTCCACGATTATATGAAATGTTAATAATAACAGATACAGTTGATTTAACATTGTTAAAATTTTTATGTGATTCAGCAGAAAAACAAAAAAAATTATCAGAAGACGAAAAATTAGAAAATGATTTTGAAATAGGTGAAAAATTAGCGCATAGATATATCTATGATAAATTTCCTGAACCTACAAATGAACAAAAAGAATTTATTAAGGAATCATTAAGAAAAAAAATTAAAAACGGTGAAACATTTAATGCAACTTCTCAAATTAAAAAAAATTAAATTAATAATTCTTTGTAAAGTTTAGGATTATTTTTATAAAATTTTTCAATTGATTTACTAACATAACTTATACTTGTTGTACTTATATTACATTTTTCTTCTAAGTCTTTCAATGTAAATTTTATTATTGTATTTATTTTATTAGTTATAAAATATATTATTGCTGCAAATTCTTTACTTTGTAAAGGTTCATTAACATTTGAAAAATTTTTAATAATATCATTTTTAATTTTTTGAAAAAGTAATTTATTTTTTGGACTTAGTTGAATATTGCACTGTTTTTGTTCATGTAAATTTAAATATTTATAATAATCAGTATTTTTGAATACGTCTTTAAATAATGAATTAGTGGTTGTTATATCTGTAACATTAATATTAAATAATATACTCAATTGTTCTAAAGATACTGTATACCCATGTATTAGTGCTCCGTAAAATACACACAATGATAATATTGCCTTTTTATTATATAATTTTTTCAATGAACTACTATATTCTTGAAACATTGAATTAAAATTATACCATAAAGATATAGATGTATTTTGAACATTATTTGGTAATTCTATTCCTTTAGTTTGAAAAATAATATTTAAGTTATCAATAATTTTTTGTGTGTCTCTAGCAAGAGGATCTGTGTCTTGTAACCATTGATTTATTTTATTTAAATCAACTGTTATTTTTTTTGAATCTTTCATAATTTTAACTAAATTTGCACCCGGTTTAATATATTCTATTTTTTCAAATTTTTTTCCAGTTGCTGTAATAGGTCTATCATAACCACAACTTTGACATGTTTCAGAATATTTATCTTTAATAAATTCATATTTATTACATATTTTACAAAAACTTTCTTGATTAACTGCAATTTTTTTAGTTAAATCTTTATCATCAAATTCTTCATCTTCTCTAAATTTTATAACTTTATTTTTTTCAATACAGTTTAATAAGAAATCTCTTCTTTTTGATTTTTGTAAACCTGATATTTTTTGTTCTAATAATAATTTAGTTCCTAACATTAATATATAATATTTATTAATTATAATAATTTAAATTTTTCTTTTTTCGAATTTGAAAATTCTCTTTGTATATTTTAAAATTTTCTAATTTATAACATGTTCCTAACATTGATAATATGGAATAATATTCTAAATTATGAGTATTAATATAACTATTGTAATTATTTAAAAAAATAGTAGAACACGATAAATAATCATAACTATTTGCTAAATCATCAATTGATTTGTAATTATATGCTAAATTATTATGAAAAATATTATAAGAATTTATTTTATCTAAAATATATATTTTTTTCTCAAAGGTTTTTTCTTCTACTAAATCATTAAATTTATAATCAAATTTGTCAAAAAAAAGTTTAAAATTATTGTTACTTTGCGATTCTTTACTTTTACTTTCGTTTCTAATTTCATTATTAGAATTTAAAGTGAATTCTAAAATAGAAAACATTTGAGATATATTATCAATTTCAGGGAAATAATTACAGTTTTCCCCTTTTTCTAAATAATAAATAATACAATATAAATCAAGTATGTAATCATTTGTATATGAATTAATTCTAATATAATTAATTTTTTGATGAAGAAATTTATTTGTAATAATTAAATATTGATTTTTTTTTGAATTATTAATTATAAAATCTTTAACAGAAGAATCAAAAAGATCGAAATTATCAATTATAACTATATATTTTTTGTCATAAAAATATGAGAAAACACTATTTGTTCTGAATTTTATCTTATCGATTAAATTCTCTTTTGATAAATTAAAATCATCAATTAATAAATAATCATAATTTAAATGTTCTAAATACAATTTAACAATAGTGCTTTTACCACAATACTTTGAACCATTAACTATAAATGTACTATTTGAATTTAAATATTTTATCATTTTAGGATATTCAAATTCAAATTCAGATATGTGTATAGGTTTATATTTGGAACATAAATCCATTAAAATTTAATATTTATTATTTATTATTTCCCATTTCTTTAAAACAATTCTTAGCTCCCGCCCAGATTCGAACTGGGGTTGGAGGATTCAAAGTCCTCAGTGATTACCACTACACTACGAGAGCTAAGAAGTGTTTAGTATTTTTGATTTTTTACTTCTTATTTACTAATGTATTATTTCTTTAAGTAAATTACTGAATGATACTTACTTAAGTTTTTAATACTTTTTATCTGTATACATATTTTGAAGAACAATAGTTTAATATTTTTTATTTAATGTATATTTGTTAATGTAAATTTTACAGGTACATTTTTTGTTTATTATGTTTAACATATCCTCCATTAGTATCATAATGAACTTTGAATGATTTACCTAATTCATTTACTAATTTATAATTTCCTTTGGGATCAACAGTTAAATTTAAATTAGGATATCTATTTGGAAATTGATTACCAGGTGCATTATAAAGATTTCCATATACTTTATTCATTGAATTTGAATTTCCAAATCTCATAATACTTAATGCAAGTGGCATAGCAGGACTTGTAGATGACCATAATGTATTTACTCTTGGTCCTATGTAAAATAATGGTGCGGCATTCATATTTGTAGTTGGATTTGTAATTAAACTACCTCTTTTATCAAATGAACGTGCAGGTTGTTTAGGTAACAAATTACCTTTTTGGTTAATTCTAAGTTTATTACTCATTTATTTATAATGAATATTTAATAATTATTTTTTTTATTTATTTATTTTATAAATAACTATTATAATGAACTACACAAAAGTAATTACAATTATATTATTAATTATAACTTTAATTTTATCTATAATTCATATAGTTAACCCTAAACATAAATCTATAAGTAGTCCTTCTCCTAGTCCATCTCCCAGTCCATCCCCAAGTCCATCACCATCTCCTTCTCCCAGTCCCAGTCCTTCCCCCAGTCCATCTCCCAGTCCATCCCCCAGTCCATCTCCCAGTCCATCTCCCAGTCCCAGTCCTTCCCCTAGTCCATCTCCCAGTCCATCTCCTTCTCCAAGTCCTCATGTAAAAAATAATAATTATAAATTGGAAACAATATGGAAGGGTAAAGAAATAATACCAGAAAATTCAAATAAAGGATGGAAATATGTTACGGGACCAGATACAACTACACATGGATTAGTTACTTATGTTGGAGATAATACAGCAAAAGAAAATTTTTCTACGACAGATAATAATCTTATTATTAAATTAAAAAATAACCCGGGAAATAGTATTAATTCAATACGATTAACAACAACAAATACATATGATTCTGGATTATTTATTATTGACTTAAATCAAATACCTTATGGAAAATATATATGGCCAGCATTTTGGTTACTCGGTGATTATGAACAAAATAATGCATGGTCTTATAATGGAGAAATAGATATAATAGAAGGTGGATGGCAAATTGGAGGTGGTATAAATGCAACTAATCAATCTACATTACACACAAATACAAAATCAGGTAGTCTACCATGTAATCAAGAAGGTGTAGTTAATATGAAACCACCAGAAGGAGGTTATAATTGTACATATAATCCAAACTATGGTGATATTAAACAACAACCTGGTGAGATTGGACCTAACCCATGTATTAATGGTGATGCAACAGATAAAACACCGGATTGTTGTGGTGAAAATAAACAACAAACGTGTCCTTTTAATGGATGCGGATATAAATTTAATAGTGCATTATCATATGGAGAAAAATTTAAAAAAAATGGTGGAGGTATTTATGCATGTGAATTAACGGATGATGGATATATTCGTATATGGTTTTGGTCAAGAATAAATAAACATATTCCGGATTTAAAAAATAATATTGACATTACAAACTGGGAAAATACTGCAGATGAAAGAATAATTTATAATCCATGTCCAAAAACTTTTTCTAAAATGAGAATGATAATTAATACAACTGCATGCGGAGATGCTTTTGACCATACAGGAAGAGAACAATGTAACACCGGGGATTTATATCAATTAATACAAAAAGATGAATTTATAAAAAATTCATCATGGGATATTAATTTTATAAGTATTTATAATAAAATAATATAATAAAATAATATAATAATAATTTTATGAAATACCTAATGCAAGTATTAGTTTTTATATTACTAATATCAATAATAATATCAATTATTCATATTATTAATCCAAAACATAAATCTGTAAATAGTCCCAGTCCATCTCCTTCTCCCAGTCCTTCCCCTAGTCCATCTCCCAGTCCATCTCCTTCTCCCAGTCCCAGTCCTTCCCCTAGTCCATCTCCCAGTCCATCTCCTTCTCCCAGTCCCAGTCCTTCCCCTAGTCCATCTCCTTCTCCCAGTCCCCCATCAAGTTATGAAAAAAATGCAATAGTTTTTGAAAATACATCAGATAAACCAATTATTGTACATTTAGATGTAAATAAACCTCCATGTGGTGTAGGAAAATCTGGAGCATGTAATCCACCTAATAAAGATGGCACATGTGCTCAAAAAGAACCAGCAATAAGCGGTTCTTCTGATATGAATTATGGTTTTGACCAATGTGGTTATGATTCTAAAGCAAAAGATTCTGGTGATATAGACCATATTTGGGGAAGTGGTCCAGAATTAAGTGGTACAAAATTTTATGTTATTGATGCATCAGGTAATAAATATGAAACACCAATTAAACCTGCACAAAGATTAAAACCAAAAGAAAAATGGTTATTACAACTACCAAGAAGTAATGATGGAACTGGGAAAGCAGTATGGTGTTTTAGACATGCACAACCCGGACTACCTGGTAGTGATAATATGGAATGTTCTGGTGCAGGTGCATGGTTTACGCCTGATAGTACTGAAGAAGCAACTTCACCTATGGGTGTACAAAGAGTTGAATTTAATGTTAATACAAAAAAGACATGGAAAGATTGGGTTTTAAATCTATCAGCAGTTGATGGAATTAATTCAAATATTACCGCAAATATTAATAAAAATTCGAATATATGTAATGATAATAAATTTAGCAAAGACATTAATTTTAATTGTGGAATTAATTTAGAAAATTGTCCAAATGATAATATAGGTACGCCTACTCTATCATCTAACGGTAAAGATGTTTCATATCCATCATGTATTGCACCTAAATTGATTGGTGCTGTAAATTACAAAACAAAATCTACAGATGGTCCATGTTGGAATAATGGAACTCCACAATACCCAGATGATCAATGTTGGGCAGCAGCAGCATCTGGTATTGGTGCAAATAAATTAGATTATCATAAAAGGTGGGATTATACTAGCAAAAATATTGAACCATTAGCAAAAGATTGGAATAATTTTATTAGACCTAATAAACCGGGAGAATCTGGTAATTGTGAAACATACATATGGGCATATGATGAACAAGTTTGTTCTTTAAAAGAATATGATGATAATGGAAAATGTTATGTCAAAAATGATACATTATATGCTTTAGATAATCCTTTTGCACCATTAGGTAATTGTACTGTATATAATAATGAAAAATACGAAAATCCAAATATAAATATTAAAATTAATAATGTATTAGATAAATGGAATTAAATTAAATTTTTATAATTTTATTTGTATTATTTTATTTAGGTTTTTAATTTATTTTGTCAAAGTCCTGTTTCCATAAATCCTTAATTGTAGTATTCTTAATTACTTTAAATTCATCTTCTTTTACTGAATATTCTTTTTCTAATTTTTCAATTGTTTCTTCAGTAAATGTATGAATTGGCATGTTTAGTAAGTAGTCATAATTTGGATTTTCATTAAGTCCCATCTTTTTAATATCTTCTGTAATTTGTTGTTTCTTACGTTTAAATATTACTAGTTCATCATTTACAATTGCTCTTACAAATTTAACCTTTGATTCTAGTATATTTAATTCTTTACTTATTTGTTCAGTTAAATATTCTTTTCGTAAAATATTATATCTGTTTCTAATTCTAAAGAATGATAATAGTATATCTTTTGCTGAATCCATCTTTTGTAAGTTTCCTTTTTCATTGAAGATATACATATTTGTTGCATTGATATTGCTTGTCAATTTTAGATTCTTTTCTAGTGTACCAGAATATTCCCACTGATCTAATGTTTCTTTACTCATTTTGATTTCAAATTTTACCTTTGTATCAGTTGAATTATTTTTAAATGTAATGATGCGATCATCTGTTTCCATCTTTTCCAAGAATTGTTTATAATTTTCGGTCCATTCTCCAATCGGTAGTTCAGTTATTTTAATAGTATTGTCTGTAATAATATAACTACCATATGATACCCATTTATTAGTTTCTACTTTTTCAATATGACCATCAAATCCACTATACCATGGTGTTAGTTCAGGAATCTCATAATCTGGATCTTCTACTAGTTTTTCTAAGCAGAATTTTAAATCATCTGGATTGAATGATGGAATCTTTGTTGAAAATCCAGTTCCTATACCTTCTGCGCCATTAATAAGTACTAATGGTAATGTTGGAACATAGAACTTTGGTTCAATACTCTGTCCATCATCATTTAAGTATTCTAATAGTGGAAAGTCTTGTGGATTGAATAGTTTTGATGAATATTCTGATAAATGTGTAAATATATAACGAGGACTTGATGCATCTTTACCACCCATAAGTCTTGTACCAAACTGACCGCATGGTTGTAGTAAGTTCATATTGTTTGTACCTACATAATTCTGTGCCATATTAATAATTGTTTCTTGTAGTGAATGTTCACCATGATGATATGCAGTATGTTCAGAGATATACCCTGCAAGTTGTGCTACTTTAATTTCAGTTTTTAACTTTTTCTTGAAACAAGCAAATAATACTTTTCTTTGTCCAGGTTTTAACCCATCAACAATAGATGGAATACTACGTACATTATCACTAATTGAGAATAGTACTAGTTCTTTATTTATTAGTTGTGCAACTGGTACTAATTCTGTTGTATTATAATCAAGACCTTCAAATTTTTCTGTATGTTTCTGAATCCATTTTTTACGTTCATCTGCTTCAGTTTTCTTAAATGCTAATACAAGTGCGTTTGAATCTTCAGTTGTTTTATTGATATAATTGAGTACTTTTAGATTCTTAAAGTATTCACGTGCTTCTGCACCGGTAGAAGTACCAAGACCTTTGTAGTACTTAATGTGCCAATTTCCTTTTGCTTGTTCAGTTTCTTTCCAGATGGTATATTCTTTGTGTGTATAAAATGATAAGCGTTCATTTCCTTTTGATACTTTTACAATCGGAGTAATAATGCTTCCAATAAATACATTTTTAAGTAAGTCTGGCCAACCTGCATCAATAAAATTGATAAGCAGTGCTTTAATATGAAATCCATCATAATCTGCATCCGTCATTACAAGAACTTTTCCATATCTTAGATTTTTAGTTGTTTTTGTATCTGTCTGAAGACCAAGAATCTTCTTGATATTTAAAATTTCTTCATTTTTGGAAATCTGTGAAAAACTTGCTTCACGAGTATTAAGTAACTTACCACGGAGTGGAAATACTCCAAAGTAATCTCTTCCAACAACTGATAGACCAGATACTGCAGTTGTCTTTGCTGAATCACCCTCTGTAAGAATAAGAGTGCATTTTAATGATTCATTTGTACCTGCTTTATTTGCATCATCAAGTTTGGGAATACTTAGACGAACTACTTTTTTACCATCAGTTTTTGATAAATTGCGTTTCTCTTTTGCTTCTGCAACTGCGAGTAGAGAATCTACAAATCCAAGTTTTAGAATTTTTTTAGTTAAATCATCAGTTAATGTAAATTTATAACCAAATTCAGATACACGAGTTGTATGTTTATCTTTAGTCTGCGAACTGAAAGTTGGATTTTCAATTGTGCTATTAATAAATACAAATAGAGAATCTTTTACATATTGTTGTTTTACGGTAATATTTTTGTGTTTCGCTTGAATTTCTTCTGTACATTTTTTCATAATAGGTAGAGTTACATGATCAACATGTGAACCTCCATCAATTGTACTAATACCATTGACAAAAGATACATGTTGAAATGAATCTTTTTTAGAAAGTGCAATACATACTTGCCAACGTCCATTTGGTTCTTCATAATAAACCCGCGGTGATTCTGTTTTTGTTCCAATATAATAACTTACATATTCTGAAAAATCTTTGCATTTAATTTTTTCACCATTAAGAAATATAGATACAGTTTTTGGTGTAATTGCTGAAATATCAAATACACGTTTTTTAAGAACTTCTAATGTATCATGTCCTTCTTGGTTTAGTTCTTTTAGTTTAAACTTAGCAAAGTCTGGAGTAAAAATGATTTTCGTATAATCTTTTTCAGATGTATCAGAAATTTCCGGTTTTTCAATCTCTGACATATTATTCTTAAAAACTTGTCGATACATTTTTTTATCACATACAGTTTCAATAATGAATTCTATAGAATAAATATTTGTTAGTTTTGCACCAAGACCATTTAGACCACCAGTTGTTCGTTTTTTAGAATCATCATAATTACTTGAACTTAAAAGATTTCCAAAAATTAATTCTGGAACATAAATATTATGTTCTTTATGTATCTGAATTGGAATACCTGAACCATCATTAGATACTGAAATTGTATTACTTTCAAAGTTTACATGAATATTTTTAACTTTTTTACTACGTTGACATTCATCCGATGCGTTAGTAATAATCTCATCAAAAATTTTATAAATGCCTGGATTCCATTTAACAAATTTACTAATAATTTTTTCTCCTTTTTTGTCTAGAATCCATTGTTCAGATGTAATAGTTGCAATGTCTCCAACATACATACCAGGACGAGCAAGTACATGCTCAATTTGTGTAAATTTTTTGTAACGATTTTCAACGGAATCTTCTTTATTTACAGGCATAATTACGAATGAAACTAATATAATATGGTCGTATTTTTTAAGTAGTTATTTTTTTTGTAAATAAAAAAAAATAATATTATATTATATAATGGAATAGAAGAGGGTTCGGAAATAATATATTTGTAAATAGATTTCAGGCATTAAGTGGGTTACCAAATACATATATTTTACCAGAAGTCGGAAATATATATATATAGTGTAGATAATGTTAATATCAAGTTTATAAAATAAAGTACTTCAGTTTTTCCTCCAAAAAATATTGGAACAATTGATTGGATTGGAAATATTACAATTGAAGTTTTATAAGTAACACCGAATGGAAATTTATTTAATATTAAATCAGAAATATCTTTTATTAATACAAATAATTGTGAATTAACAATACCTGTATTATCTAGCGATGATATTAATTTATCTTTTACTCAAAGTACAAACATACATGATTTACGTACTAATTTTATTACTCTAACATATGTTAAAAATGACGAAATTTCTAATATTAATACACATGTTCATACTTCTCAAAGTAATTTATTTTTAACAGATTTAAGATTAATGCTTAAAATAGAACTTACTAATTTTAATAAAAATTTAAATTACTATTCATCGTCATATTTATCTCTAAATAAAAACATAATTAATATTAAAAATTAAATAAAAAATATTATATATATAATATTTAATGAGTTCGACAAAAATAATAAAAGATGGTTATTTTGATAAAGCTTATTTTAATAGATTGCGAGTTTTAAGTATTAAAAGTGGGAAACTCAATCAAATCGAAACTGAAACTAAAACTGAAACTGAAACTGAAACTGAAACTGAAACTGAAACTGAAACTGAAACTGAAAGTGCTGTAAGTTGGTTATTTTCATGTTATTGTTATATTTCTGTAAATAAAGATGAAATAACAATTTTAAAAAAGAAATTTTTACTTGATAAATTCTCAGATAGACCAAAAAGATTAGATAATAAATATTATGAAACAGATGCTTTAGAAGAAATACATACAGTACTTATGTCACATACTATGCAAATAGATCCTCCTAATGCTACTGTCACATTGGGTGAGTCTATTTATACTATTATAATAACAGAAGTGGTAGATTATAAAATCGGTAATTATATCACAATTAAATATGAAAATTTAAAAAGTAATGATACTCCATTACCAAATACAAATCAAACATATAAAATAGCTAGTTTATTTATAGATAACTATGTGTCATCATTTAGTACTATATCTGGGAATCTAAAGTATTCTAATCTTTCCAATGCCAATATTAATAATTCTTTATTATTAATATCTTATATACGAACTTTTGTAAACATATCCGGGTTTATGTATACTGTAAGCAGAATATTTGGATATTCTGCTTATATACATAAATTTTTTATAATAGTTTCAAGTTTTTTAAAAGAGAATCAGGTTTTTTTAACTAATAATATATTTGATGAACTGGAGTATGATAAATTAAATATGTATTTTTATACCGGTGAAAACAGTACATTAAATTTTAAAAGTATGTTTCTAAAATTATATCAACCATTAACTATTACATATAAATCATTTTCCTATGTACTTAATCTCTCTACATTAAATTATTTATTACTTAATTTTACAAACATTTTATATGATTTTCATGTTAGTTTTAATAATAAAAAATATAATTTTATGTATGAAATAGGTAATGGTCTACATGGATGGGGTAATTATGAAGAACAATTTTACGTTTCTCCAGCTGAAAGTCAAATAACAAAAAATGAAATTGAATTAAAAATTGGTAGGTCTTCATCCAGTGATAGTGTAAAAAGTAATCGTTTTCATACAACTTCAAATGGAACAAGTAATTTATCAGGAGAATTTGAAATTAAAATAGGTTACAAAACTACTATAGAAATAGATGCTACTATACCACATAAATATAACGGCAAAGTAATTAAAACATGGCCAGCAATATGGTTATTAGGTTCAGAGTTCTTTTTAGATCCACATAATGAAAATTATTTAGAATGGCCATTATGTGGTGAAATAGATATTATGGAAAAATCATCTATGCATAAATATAGTCCAGATTTGGAAAATCCGTTTAATTCGGGAAATGACAACACATTACAAAAAGTAAATCAATATACTTGCGCTGTTCATTTTAATCAAATTGTTAGTGAAACTGAAAATGTAAGTGAAAATATACAAATAAACCTTACTACAGATAATTCTGATACTAGTAATAATAATTCTATACGTTCTATTTTCTCTGTTGAAATTGAGTGTTATGAATATATTAAACGTTCTTATAATAAAATTACCTTTAAAAATAAAAATACATCACAAAGTATTACATATGCTGATAATTTATTTAATCTATTTTATGATAAAAACTATACTGATAATAAAAACAAAAAATATCAATTATTATTAAATATTGCTTATGGTGGAACATACGTTAATGGTTCTTCTGACCCCGACTATCAGATAAAAGAGGATGAAATTTTTAATCAAACTATGATTATTCATTCTATATCAACTAATCATATTGTAAATATTTACCGTCCTCTTCCGACTGTTCCTAAAACTATTACATTTAAAATTAGTGCAAAACAATCATATATTAACTTTTTAATAAGGCATATTCATGGTAATACCCCGTCTTTTATTAGAAATATTACTATTGGATATTATAGTAATACTACAGCTTGGGGTATTATTACAAATGAAAATGTACCAGAATATACTTGGATAGCTTCAGATGGGGATAATATAAATATAATGGATAAAGAAAGAAGTATGACTATAAACAGTGTTTTAACAGATACATTTGAATATAAATTAGTAATTAAATGTACAAATGTGAACATTTACAACCAAACGAAAAGTAAGTATGAATATTTTAGTGACATTTATTTAACAGAAGAATTTGATCTTAGTACATATAGTCTAGATGGATACTATAATGATAGATTCGAATATCTTGGGACAGATTTACGAGAAGATGCTACATTTAAAAAGACTGACATTTATGTTAATAGAGTTTTTCCAGCATCTGTTAATGATTCTACTACTCTTACCCTTAGTTTTAATAATTTACTACCAAATTCGTCTGCAAATTGAAATTATTACAATTTTTAATAAACTATAGAATACATATATAAAAAATATTAACAAATATGCAACCAATGAACATTAACATTACAAATTCAAAAGAGACTTCTGAAACAGAAGATTATTCTGAATTTGAAAAGTATATTATCATAAATAATATTCAGTTAACTAAAGAAAATAAACAACTTAGAGAACAAATTACTGAACTAGAAAAACAAAATAATGAACATGAATCTGAAAATGATAAATATGATGAAAGAATTCGTTATATGCGAGGTTTAATGCACAATTTATATTCTCTTAAAGAAATGAGTTCCTTAGTTAGAAATAACTGGGAGGAATATGCCAAAAAATCTAATAAATTATTTAACAAGTATAATGATATAGATGGATTAATTAATAAAATTATAGTAATTTATATTATAAATTTGGTCATAATTTTACTAATTGATGTATTATTTAATAATAATTATATAATCCTTATTAAAATGATTATTTATAACTCAGCAATTATCGCTTTATTTTCAACTAGTTACAAAAAATTTATAAATAATGACGATTTGTACAAAATTTCCTGGTGCCACAAAAATAAAAAAATTGTAATGAAGTACAATGAAGAATACTATAATATAAAAAATCTTCAAAATGATTTAGAGAATCAAACAAAAGAAAAAATAAAAGAAATTAATGAACTTGAAAAAGCATGTGTTGGAGTATCTGTAATGATTGATAATGTATAAATAAAATAAATAATTTACGATCTAAAGATTATTAAATATTAGCAAATGGTAATGTCATGAAAAATAATATCATTATAGTAATTAGTAAAACTAACCATATTTGACTAGAGTTATTGTTATTTTTGTGGTGTTTTTTGTGAACCGGGCAAGGTCCGCAAATTTGGCATTCAGGGGCAAATTCTTTGCATGTTTTTCCTGTTTGTGGTGCTGGTAGTCCCATAGATTTATTATAATTATCCTGAAAAAATGAAGCAATTTGTCCTATTCTTTCACCATATGCACTTGCATCTTCTTTTATGTACTTATTTGTAAATGTTGGATTACTAGTTGTTCTGTCTTTTGTAACTATTCCTAAAATTCCTTGTGCTGTATGCCATGAACCACTACCTGGTTTTCCTAATGTAGATCTAGATGCACCACCGGTTACAATATTTGCACCAAATGTTTGCATTAAACGTGATAATGAATTTAATACTAATTGACCACCAGTGCCTGCATCAGCAGAAGTGGCAAATTGCCCTGCAACTTTAGATGCTAAAAATGATGATTTAAATCCAGCACCTGCAAATTTATCAAAAAATTCTGTTAAAGAAGGTTCAATATTACCGTTGTATACACCAGATCCTATAATAAGACCACTTGAATTTGCAATTTTAGTTAGTATATCTTCTTCCTCTTGTGAATCTTGAAAGTTTATATCAATTGGACCAACAACATTAATACCAGATTTTTTTACACCTGCAGAAATATAACTAGCAATAATACTATTTGCTCCTTTATTTGTGGCACCTGAATATATGATAACTATATATGGATTATTTGACATTCTTTTATTATATATATATATATAATTTTAATTTTTTTCAATTAGAAGAATATTTTATAATACCTCCATTAGAATTATTATCCCATGTTACATTTGATATATATCAATAATTGTTTGTAACATCAAGTCCATATTTTTAACATCTGTCAAAATCCAATTAGCAATAATACTATTTGCACCTTTATTGGTTCTTCCAGAATAAAAATATAATAATATTATTTTATAGAAGACATATATATATAATTTAATATATAAAAAAAATATTATTATTAAATTAATAAAAATGTTTACGTATAAAATAAGTAATAATACATTATTATTAATTGTATTTATATTTTCTTTTATTATTTATATAACAGGATTTATACTAAAAAAATATTCAAATTTTAAAAGAATTAATTTATATGTTTTATTATTAACTATAATAATATCAACTATAGGATTAATATTAATATCAACTAATAATATTTCAAGTTCAGACAAACATTCCCATGATGAACCACATCCTCATCCAATTAAAATAGAATGTAATAATAGTAATGATTGTCCAAATAAAGATAAATTTAGTTGTGAAAATAAAAAGTGTATATTAAATTCTAGTGATAAATTGAAAATAGTAAAATATCTTGATTCTGTATACCCAAGTAAAATTACAATGTCTTCTATGTTAAGTGATATCGAAATTTATAATTTTTTTATGTTATTAGGATACTATTGGGTAAGTTATCATAATAATGTTGAAAATATTTTACATACTATAGATAATAATTTTCCAAAGAATGTACAATGTGGCGGTTACTATACAAGAGGAAATAGTCAAACATTATGTGGGTCTTCACCTCATACAAATATAGCTAAAAATTGGCCGTGTAATAATGGTTGTCCTCCTGGAATTCAATGTTGTAAACCAGGCACATTAAGTTTTCCACCTAATAATAATCAATTATATTATACAGATTATATTCAAAAAGATATAGAAGTTTTAAGAAATGGTTATGATTTTAAAGATTTTCATAATAAATCCATATTATATAATCCTTCATATTTATATAAGATTAACAAATTAAATGAAAAAAATGCTATAAACTATTTACCATTAATTAAAAATGGATTAGATAATACAGGTAAAAATATTAACTATAATGTTTGTAATAATACAAATACATATGATTTTACTAAAAAAGGCCCAGGAATTCCATCAAATGAAATAGGAGAATGTACTAGAGACCATGGTGTTGGTGGTTCTCCTGATATATTTTATTATATATGTTCTGGTACAGGTAATTTATTAAATATAGGAACAACATTAAGAAGTGCTAATAAAATTCACGCATTATTATTAATAATAAGAAGAGCTGGTGAATTAAATTTTGGTTCAGTATCAACATATAAATATTCAGGATATACAATAACAAAAACAAAAATAAATTTAAAAGATAAAATAATAAAAAATTCTTTTATTGAAACACCACAGTTATTATTATTAGAATATTGTGAAAGATCAAATTATACATATACAATGAATTGTTTAAATACTGAAGAAGCTGAATTTGGAACAGATGATGCTAAAAAAATAGCACCTAATGTAGACTGGCCTTTTTCATTAAATAATGTAGGATGGGAAGGAAATAATAATCCACAAGGTGCACCAGATACTAGTTATAGACACTTATTAAAATGGTATTTTGCATATAAAAAAGTAACACTTCCAGATTTATCTGATTATAGTAATAATTGGAGTAACTGGAGTTCAAATCAAGTTAAAATTTTAGGAGATTTTTATAATTCTATTACAGAACCACAATTTGATTCATGGAAAATTAATTATTCATTTAATAGAATTAGTAATAGTGCACATCCAGATGTAATTATATATCAATTAATTAATCCAGCTAAAGTTGAAATAACTGGATATTCATTAGATGTAAATCCATTAGATAAATATGGAAAACCATTTAATGGTATAACAAATTATTCAGGAAAATATTTAGATACAATAAGTTTTTCTATTCAACCAAATGGTGGTGGAGCATGGGCTTATGAACTAATTGATTATAGATTAAGCATTAAAGCAGCGGGAGGGAATAGTGATTATTGGACTAAATATACTAATAAATTTATTAAAGTAGGAAATATATTAAATAGTAATGGTATGGAAGAATGTACACCATATTTTTGTAAAAAATCAACAGACCCATATTGTGAAATATTAAATCCTCAATATGGTAGAGAAGACACAGATTGGAAAGCAATTATATGTAGTAATCCATTAAATCCAAGTCCTCCAACTCCACCACCAACTCCTCCAAGTCCATCTGTTCCACAATGTAAAAATATATCAGATGGAGCTGAACATAATTATTGTTCAGGATGGTGTAATACTCCTGGTGCGTGGGATTGTGGTAAAAATCAGATGAATAACGGTGAATATTGTAGTTGTTTGAATTGTAATGGATGTAATAAATAATTATTAAAATATAGTAGGAGTTGTTAAATTATCCCATGATGGACTCCACCATTTTTGTTTTTCTTTAATTTTACTATTAACTGTAACAGATTGTTTTTCCCATGCAATTTTAAAATGGTCATTAAAAATTTTAGTTAACCCTGATGCATTTAAATATAATATATCATTGTTTATACCATCAATGTCTGAATAATAAGCTCTTGATGGATGACCTGAACTAACTAATAAATTATTATCTGACATATATAATTTTTCATGATTTCTACAACAACTACTACTATTACATTTATCGGTACACTTAAAATCACCTTTATTTGAACGTGTTTGATTAAACCATTTAATATGAATATTATCTGTTTGAGTTTTTGATAAATTACTTAATTTACTAGGCATCCAAGGTCTCCATGATTTATCATTATTATTATTAAATACTCCGTCGATTATTCTTAATGTTGAATGTTTTGTATAATCTCTAATTGATGGAAACATTAAAGGAAATCCATGAGAGTACCATCCGGGACCATGATAATTATTTTCAGGAGAACATCCAGTCCAACCATATCCTCCATCTAGATATTTACAAGGCTCGTGTGCATCTAAAATATTATTATACATAGAAATGTTAATAAATTGAGATTTTTTAGACTCTTCAAAAAATTTATTAAATAATAATCCAGCCCATGTTGCACCTGATGCAAATTTTAATTCATTATTATTACAGTAAGTAGGTTTATTGTCACTACATATTATTGATTTGTTTAACATAATTTCATACTGATCTTGCCATTTATTTGGATCTCCTTGTCCATTAGCAGAATCAAATACTATATTTAATGGAGATATAAATTTATTTGATGGATTTTGTGGTGGTGGAGATATTCCAAGCCATACATTTACATTTTTATCAATACCATTTAATTTATTTGGATTATTACCATAATTTTTATCATTAATATCATCTGCAGACCATTTTATATCTACCAATATTGGTAATTTAGGATAATTATCAATTGTTTTTAAACTTTTTAATAATTTCAACCCGTCTGTTGTCATATTTTTTACATACATTGTAATTGGTGTTATTGTATCAATATCCATTTGTAACATATATTGTGCAAATTTTGAATCTAATTTAGTTGTTATACCAAGTGATGTTTCTTTAACTCCTAAATTTCTTCTATTTAAATCAGCGTCTATATTCCATGAACCATTTATTATTCTTGCATTATTTGTATTTTTATAATAAAAATTAATAATTTTTCTGTGTGCATGTCCCCATATTTTTGAATCATCTTTATTAGATGGAGAATCCATTAAAATTATATTATTTTTGTTTATACCACAATAATCTAATTTTGTTAAAATATTATTAAAACTATTACAACCATCTGCTTGTGGTATATTACAATTACAATTATCTGGTTTAGGTTTTTCATTTGTACAATTTGTACTTGGACATTGATTAGATGAAGAAGGACAAGTATATACATCACCGCATATATACCATCTATCAGCACCCAATATAAATTTAGCTCCCTTTTTTAAAGCTGATTTCATATTATTAATTATTTCATCATGAATAATCATATAATCAGTCATGAAAATTGCTACATCATCTTTGTTCATCATTAATATACTTTTATTAAACCATGGTGAAATAGTATCAACAGCTTTATATGTCCAAGGACTATATTCAATTGTTGTATAATCAATACTTAAATTTTCTTTTTTATCTACGGGACTTTGAGACGGACTTGGTGGAGATGGCAGTGAAGAATCATTATTTAAATTATTCATGTTTATTAACTTTGTAATTAATGTAATAAATGTTAATATTAGAAATATTATAATTAAAACAATCATTAAATATAATAATAATTATTTTTTTTTTTACAAAAAAATTATTTCTTAAAAATATAATGTGTAATTTTTATCCATTCTTCTTGCATTTCCATATAAAGCATTATAATAGTCACTAATTATATACAATTGACATTCTAATTGTTTTATAGGACATTCTTTATATTCATTTATATATCTTAAATGCATTGCTGCATATCCATTTTCTTTTGGTTCTGTTATATAATTCTTTGTGTATAATATTGTTTTTTCCAATTTTACATGATAATAAAATTTTAAAAGATCTTCTTTTGTATAAAATACAAATCTAAATCCAATTAAATCATGCAAATCATATACGTTTTCAGTATTTACACTTTTAATTTTTTGTAAAGAACTTTCAAATGATTTTACTCTTGCAGTTTGCAAATGACATGGTAATCTTTGTGTATCTAAAATTTCACTAAATGTTTTTTGTTCTGAATGAATTACAAAATTTGCATTTGTTACATAACATGTAATTGGAATGATACTATTAACTAACATAGTCATGGATAGTAATATTTTATAAAATAATAACATTTACGTTATAAATTACATTAATATTTTATTTACATTTTAAATAAATGAACAAAGAACAAAAAAAAAATACCGATGAAACAGATAAAAAAAATAATAATTTAAATAATTCTAAAAAATCCGTTCTTGTAACTGGTGGTTCAGGATTTATTGCTTCACACTTAGTCGATCGTTTAATTAAAACTGGATACTTTGTTGTTAATATAGATAAATTAGATTATTGTTCATATGACAATACAAAAAATATAAATAATTGTTATAAATTTATTCATGGAAATATTTCAAATAAAGAACTAATTTCATTTATTTTAAATGAATACTCTATTGAAAGTATTTTTCATCTAGCAGCACAAACACATGTAGATAATTCGTTTTATAACTCTATTCAATTTACATATGATAATATTATTGGTACACACAATTTGTTAGAGTGTGTTAGAGAATATAACCAACAACAAAAAGAAAATAGTGATAAATTAGTTTCGAAATTTGTTCATATGTCAACAGATGAAGTATATGGTGAAGTAAAATTAGGTGAGTCAGAATGCACCGAAAATAGTTTACTAAAACCAACAAATCCTTACTCTGCTACTAAAGCAAGTGCTGAACTATTAGCAAGTTCTTATTATCATTCATTTAAATTACCAATTGTAGTTATTCGTTGTAATAATGTATTTGGTCCACGGCAATATCCAGAAAAAGTAATTCCTGCATTTATATATAATTTATTTAACGGTGATAAATGTTATATTCACGGAGAAGGAAAAACAGAAAGACATTTTATTTATGTTGAAAATGTAATTGATGCTATACTAACTATTTATGATAAAGGAAATATAAATGAAATTTACAATATTGCAAATACAGAGTGTTTTAAAGTAATTGATTTAGCAAAATTATTAATTAAAAAATTACATAATAGCGATAAATTTGAAGACTATATTGAATATATTCCTGATAGAAATTTTAATGATTTTAGATATTTAATTAATAGCGAAAAATTAGAAAAATTAGGGTGGACTCCCAAAATTAATTTTGAAGAAGGAATTAAAAGAACTATTCAAAGCTTAAAAAATTTAAAAAAAAATTAATAAAAATTAATAAAAAATTAATAAAAAAATAAATATATATATATTATCATAATGAAAGTCTGTAACGTTGGAAAGGGTTCTAAATTATTAGTAGTAGTCTTTTTAGTATTATTAATTGTGTTATGTTCATTTGGTTTAATGGATTCGGGTAAATATTCATGTGATAATGGTTTATTTATTGATCATAATGATTTAAAATCACTCATTACTGATAGTAAAACAAAAACACAAAATTTCCAAAATTTAAGTAGTTGTATCAGTAAACTTGGTAATAGTAAATCTCCATTAAAAGGAGTGTCTAATTGTTTTAATAAATATGGTTACGGAGAATGTGTTGAAGGGCATACATCCGAAATAATTTTAATTATAATTATTTCATTAACAGGTATTTTCCTACTATTTAATTTATTTTGTATGTTTCAGAAAAATGGTCCTATGGCAATGATGTAAATTATAATTTACAATTTTTGTAATTTGTGTTAAAAAATAAATAATTATTAAATATATTAAATTATAAATGTTAGAATTTTATGAGTTTAATACGTTTAACATTATAGTTGTGTTAGTTAGTACATTTATAATTTACTATATTATGTCAAATTATTTGGGTAGCAACGGTAGTAATGAAAAAAACGGATATGATAAAAAATCAAGAAGTAGTCAATTAAGTTTAGAATATTTATTAATTTCTGTAATTATTGCTGTTTGTATTAGTTTAATTGTTGCATATGTAATGTCAAGTGGTGACGAAAGTGTGCTCACAGATAATTTTTGGGATCCAATTAAAGAATCTCAATCAGTATAATAAAAATTTTTCGTTATATAATATATAAAGAAAATAATTTAATAATTTAAGGACTTTAAAGTCATTATGAGTCTTCAAATTAGTAAATTTAATCCTAAACAAATAGAAGAAAGACGCGTTAATGGTGCTGGACCTGCTACGTGTGTATTTATTGGTAAACGTGGTACTGGAAAAAGTACATTAGTTGCAGATATATTATATCATAGTAAGAAAATTCCAATGGGTGTTGCAATTTCAGCAACTGAAGATGGTAATGCTTTTTATTCTTCATATATACCAGATATTTTTATTCACAGTGAATATAAACCAGATATTATACAACAAATTATAACTCGTCAAAAAAAAGTAATCTCTAAAAATCCTGGTAAAAAAGATTCTACAAATGATGCATTTGTGTTATTAGATGATTGTATGTATGATAAAAGAATGATTAAGGATCCAAATATTAGAGGTATATTTATGAATGGTCGTCATTGGAGAATAACATTTATGTTAACTATGCAATATTGTATGGATCTCCCACCTGATTTACGTACAAATATTGATTTTGTATTTGTTCTTCGTGAAAATATTATACAAAATCAAGATAAATTATTCAAAAATTTTTTTGGTATATTTCCACATGTCGATACTTTTAGAGAAGTTATGAATTCATGTACAGAAGGGTTTGATTGTTTAGTATTAGATAATACTTCAAGAAGTAATAAAATAAATGACTGCATATTTTGGTATCGTGCAAAACCAAATAGAAAATTTAAAATTGGATCAAAAGAATTATGGAATTATCATAAAAATAATTATAATGATAAACATTCAATAGAAGATGAACAACTTGACTTAGATAAAACTAAAAAGAAACCAGGGATTTCTGTTAAAAAAGTTAAAAAATTAAAAAAAGTTGAAGTTAAAAAATAATAATGGGATACAAATTATAATAATGGTATTTCTGTTTAAAAAAATATTAAAAACAATATAATGAATAATTTTGGAAATGAATTTAATAAATTACCAACTGAATTACAAAACGAAATAATACTAAAAAATACAAATTATTATCAACAAAAAGTTGCAAATTTATTAATAGAACTAAATTCTTTACAATCTATACATTCACAAAAAGTTAGAGAACTACAAATAATACGATCTCCATATGGTGAAATGTGGCATTTACTAAATGTACATGAAAATAAAAATAGAATATATAGTTACACTCAAACAGAAAACGCTTATATACAACTAAATAACTATTATAAACCTTTAGTATTAAATCTTAAAAAAGAAATTAAACAATTAAATAATAACATACAAAAAAAAATAAGTGATATAGATAAAAATAAAAAACAGTATTACTATTATTATAATAAGTATAGAAAAATTAACTAGTTAAATAAACTGCTTGAATAAACTCATGAACAAATACAAATAAATTTTTAAAATATTTAAAGAATACAAAGAAATATATAAATAATGGTACATACAAAAATAGAAAAATTACAAAAAATACCTCAAAATGAACAACGTAGTCCAGAATGGTTTGCTCAAAGATACACAAAGTTAACATCAAGTGATGCTGCAACTGTTCTTGGAACAAATCCATATTCTAAACCACATGAACTTCTTTTTAAAAAATGCGGTTATGATCCAAAACCTTTTGTAAGTAATGTTGCAACCTTACACGGTCAAAAATATGAAGACACTGCAATAGAATTATATTGTAAAATTACGGGAAAATTTAACTATAATTTTGGTTGTATTTGTTATACAGATGTTCATAAAGAATTAAATAATTATGATTCAAAATATGATTTTTTAGCTGGGAGTCCAGATGGTATTGTTGAATCATTATATGATCCCGAACAAGAACCAATTTTAATAGAAGTTAAATGTCCGTATAGACGACCAATTAAAGATGGATATATTCCGGAGTATTATTATCCACAAGTACAACTTAATTTATTTATTTGCGATTTAAGTATTGCAGATTTTATAGAATTTTGTCCTAAAACAAATAAGTTAAATATTGTACGTATTGTAAAAGATATAAATTGGATAAATAAATATGTACCGATTTTAATAAAATTTTGGAATAAAGTTGAACACTTTCGCGAGATAGGAATAGAATATAATGAAGAATATATTAAAAAGAAAGAAAAAGAACTAGAAAGAGAAAAGAAAAAAGTAATTAGAGAAAAGGAAAAGGCACAAAAAGAAAAATTACAAGAAAGTAAAAAACAAAAAATAACAAATTTATTTGTAGAAATACAAGAAATACAAGAAACAGAAGAATCAGAAGAATCAGAAGAATCACAAAAACGACCTAAAAAATGTATTATTATTGATGAATAATAAAAAAAATATTGTATATATATAATGGTAGCAACTTTAATGGTAGCAACTTTAATAGAAGCATTTGGAAATAATTTTAATGATGATAACAAATGTGATAATTGTGATAGTAGAACATATAGAGTAACATCCTGTAGTAATTTAAACCACAATCAAAGTTTATGTGAAAATGCATTAGCACAAAATCAAACTTTTGGAACATCACAAAATTGTGAATATAGTAAAAATTTTTGTACAACACCTGATACATGTATGTTAGGTGATCCAAATAGTATAGATAGTAATTGTAAATTACAACCAAAAGGGAATTTATCAAAACCAATATGTACTGGAGTTAAATTGAAAACTTCGGAAGATTATTGTTTAGAACCTCCTCTAAAACAACGTTATATACGTAGTATTAATCCTATTCAAAACTATTATTGTGATGAAAATTATCAAAATTGTAAATTTTGTAAATGGATTGATCAAGATAATCAGTCAACAACACAAATTGACTGTGAACCAAAATAAAAATTTTCAATATAGTAAGTTAAACTATACTTACTAAGTTAAATTTACAAAAAATAAAATATTTAAAGACTCTAACGATTTTATAATCATAATGGGTATTCGATGTCTCAATACATTTATTAAAAAAGTATGTCCGGAATGTATAACTACGAATAAAATAAGTAGATATAGTGGTAAAGTGTTTGGAATAGATGCAAGTATACTATTATACAAATATAGACATATTTCAAATATTGATGAATCATGTGTAAACTCACATATAATTGGATTTTTAAATAGAATTAAGTATTATCTTAATAATAAAATTACACCAGTTTTTATTTTTGATGGAGTTCCCCCAGAACAGAAAAAAATTACCTTAAAAAAACGACAGTCTATCAAAAGAAAAATTTATGAAAAAATAGAAATATTACAAGATTTAACTCCTAATAATGAATCAGAACAAAGAGAAATAGATAAAGAAATTAATAATTTGTCACGTCAAATTATAAATGTAACAAAAACACATATTACAGAAGTTAAGACACTATTAGATGTTTTAGGAATTAATTACTATGATGCTCCGGATGAAGCTGAAAAGTACTGTGTTTTTTTACAACAAAATAAAATAATTGATTATATAGTCACAGATGATACAGATGTATTTACATTTGGTGGTGTAAATATACTAAAAAGTTCTATTAAAAATGATTTAATTGAAACTGATATTGAACAGTTTTTACAAAAAATTGGATATTCAAGATTAAAATTTATAGATTTCTGTATATTATCTGGGTGTGATTATTTATCGTATGTTCCAAATTTAGCAATAAATACAGTTTATACCTTATTTAAAAAATTAGATAATATTGAAGATGTTATTAAGTTAAATAAATACGCATTTCCAGAAGAATATAAGAATGTAGAAGAACTTAAAAATATACGTTTCATATTTTTAAACTTTGAATATGAAAGTCCAAAACCTTTAGAACATAAAGTAATCAACAAAATAGAATTTAAAGATTATTTGGAAAAAATGAATATTAAAAATTCAACAAAATTAATAGATAAATTTTAAATTAAATAAAATTGTAAAAAAAAACATTTTAAAAATTAAATTTATTTTTTTTTTCTTTTGTATATATTATAATAAAATGGTTGATAGCTTAGCAATGTTCTTTGGTGCGAAAAAACGTAAAGTCAGACGTTCACCTGCGCGTAAAGTCAGACGTTCACCTGTACGTAAAGTCAGACGTTCACCTGCGCGTAAAGTCAAACGTTCACCTGCGCGTAAAGTCACAAAATCGCATGGTGCGATTGTAGTAAAAGGTCGCGAACGTAAACTATTCAAAGGTTCCGGTGGTGGTCTATACTACAAAACAAAATCTGGACGCGCATATGTTGATTCTAAATTTGTTAGTAAACACTCGCCAAGACGTGTGCGCGCTTCTCCAAAACGTCGTGGTGCCTCTCCAAAACGTCGTGGTGCCTCTCCAAAACGTCGTGGTGCCTCTCCAAAACGTCGTCGTGCCTCTCCTATGCGCAGAATGCGTCCCGTCAGATGGGGTTACGGTCTAGGTCAACCATCGCTAATTGACATGATGGGACCAGCTGGTCTAACTGTAATGGCTCCTCGTCAACACCTATTAGGTCCCGGTGGTATGGCTCCTACAATGTAAATTTTTAAATTAGTTAAATAACTTAAAAACTAATAAAAAAAATAAAATACTATATATTTCTTAGGTACAAGAAAATTATAGTATTTTATGAAGTTACTTATTTTTTTACAGATAATTAATTTTATTATTTTTATTTATTTAGTAGATTCTTATTTTTTTATTAAGTTAAATATCCATGAAGTCTTGAATTTGAATATTTTCACTAATATTGAATAATGTTCTTTCAATTGTACGTAGACCATTTGGATGTGTTTTATCTGTTCTAATTAAAATAGGACTAAAGTTATTTGTATCTTTATCAAATGTACATTCTACAATACATTCATTCTTATAATGATCTAACTGTTTTGATTTTTCAATAAATTCTTTTCCCTTTTCAGTTTTTGCATGAATATTTGCAAAAATATTAAGATTACCTAAATGAAATACATATGCTTGTAGTCCAATTTCTACTTCTTTTAGTAAAAAATCAAATGTATGTTTATTTTTAGGTTTCCATTTTAACATCGAATATTGAGTGCCAGAAATAACCGGTAGATTTTCTGGCATAAAAATAATACCATCATTATTTTCGGATTTATTATAAACATTCTCAATAAAATCTGCAAATTCTTCAAATGGGTAAAATTCTTTTACAGAAATATTAAGTGTGCTATTTGTACTATAAGTAACAAATGAATGTACGCAATATTTAGTATCATTTAAACGTGTCGAATGACTTAGTTTATTAATCTTATTTCCACAAAGAATAAGTGCATCATGAACAACAAAATCCCACTTTTTATTATAAGAATCATAAATAATTTCACCATCTAAAAGTGTACCATTATATAGTGTATCTTCTGCTTCAATTGAAATATTATAGAAATTTAGTGCTCTATTTACAATAATACACTGATTTTTACTGTTTTTGTCCTTGATAAAATACATGAGAAATCTTACTCCATCTAATTTTAGACTTGTGTAATATTTATACTGTTTTAGTTTAGAAAAATCTTTTTTCTCAATTGATACTGGTTGTGGTGCAGGAAATGTTAAGTCATGTCCTTTTACTGAAAAGTTAAAATTAATACTTTTTGTTAAATAATGAATGAATTGTTTATTTTTGATAACTGTTCCTACGGGAGAATTCTTTACATTTAAAATAATACTTTCTAAATCCATATTTTATAATATATATTGTGTAAAAACTTTAAGTATCTTTAAAATTTGTTAAAAGTATTTAAGGTTTTATTTTAAATAAATTTATATTCACTAATGCAAAAAAATAAAATTCAAGTGTTAAACCAAAATACAGAACAAATAGAAGAAACATATTACAAAATAACTGGTAAGACTCTTTTACTATTAGAATCTTTAATGGAATATTACTCAAAAAATATTCACATTCTAACTAGTATAATTACTCAAAAAAAAACATTATCATTGAGAATATTAGATTGGTTAGTGACAAATTATGCGAAAAAACACAATGTAGTTTATACAATTAGGAAAAATAATACAAACTGTAATTTTAATATTTATTTAGACTATAAAAATCAATTGAAAGCATATTCAAAAAAATATTTTGACCCTTTTTGTAGAAGAGAAAGAATATTAATAGATATACAGGATTTAAGTTGGAAGATAATTAATAATGTTAATAAACAAAAAACAAATGAAAATCAGTTAATAACAACTGTAGGGCAATTAAATTTTTTTAAATGGTTTATAGAAAATAATGTTCTTAACTATGCTATTGAAAATATAGAAGGTATAGATAAAGATATGACAGAAACATTAACTAATAGTAAAAAACAAATAAAAAGAAAAGAATTATCAAAAAGTGCTTCTAGGTGTATATGTTCTTATGATTCAAAAATAGTAGTAAATTTTGGATAATTTAACTTTTTAAAAAGATATTTAAGGATTACTCATATATATATTTTATAATGAATAAATTAACTAAATGGTTAAAAATCACCAATCAGTATAGCACTGATGATAATGACCAAAAACCTAGTCATTTATTATTAAATGGATTTAAATTATATGTTAAAGATGAAAACTTAGAAATTTTTAATAAAAAATACGCTGAAGTAATATCTGAAAATGAAAAATTATATATAGTAGAATGCAGAAAAAACATATTTAAATTATTTTTTGATTTAGATTTTTTACTTTCTGATGAAAAATATGAAATTATTAAAACTAAAATTGAGAATAATGAAGAAAATATATTTATCGAATTTATTAAAATTATTAATGATGTAATATATGATTTTTTTGAACAATATTATAATTGCATAGTTACCACTGCTGATGATAAAAAAGTTAAAAAAATTTGTAAAGATAAAGATAATCCAGAAAAGGTAGATAGTAAAGAATTAATTAAAAAAGGATTTCATTTGCATTTTCCAGATATCAATACAAATAAAAATATCGCATTAGAAATTCGAAAAACTTGTATTAAAAGATTAAATAAATATAAGAATTTTTTTGAAAATACAGTAAGTGATATTTTAGATGAACATGTATTTACAACCAGTGGATTAAGATTAACTGGTTCAAGAAAGGGTCATTTTATTTCACAAACAAAAGAATTTGTAGATGAAGGAAGACCTTACAATTTATTATATACATTAAAATCAAATGAACATAATTTAGACATGCTAGAAGAATATAAAAAAGATTATATTTTATTAGTTAATAAAACTAGTATAATCACTATTGATGATTATATTACAAATATTAAAAATAATCCAAATTTAGAATGTGATGATTGTGAACAAGAAACTTATAATAATAATGATATTAATAATTTACCTAATAGTTCTTGGAAAAGACTAAGTAAAGATGATGTTAGACATATTGAAATTTTAAGATTTTTTAATATTTATGTAAAAGACTATACAATTAAAGATATTAAAAGAGTTTTTTATTCTGAAAATGAAAGTGTATACATTTTATGTAGTCAAAGTAAATATTGTACTAATACTGGTAAAAATCATAATTCAGAACATATTTATTTTAAATTAAATAAAGATGGAATTTGCCAAAAATGTTTTTGTAGATGTGATACGATGGATGGAAGAAAACACGGGTATTGCAAAGATTATGAAAGTGAATATTTACCGTGTACACCTCAGTTAAGAAAAGTTTTAAATTTTAAAGAAATAAAAGTAGATAAAACAAAAATATTAAAAAATAACAAAAATAATGACGATGATATTAATATTAATTGTTTATTTGATAATCTAAGAATGGAATGGTATAATCAATTTACAAATAAAGAAAAATTACCATCAAAAAAAAAATATAACAAAAAAATGTAATAACAAAAAATGTAATTACAAAAATGTACGAACAATAACAAATATAATAGCAATTAAAATTGCAGATATTAATAATCCTGATGTATTTAAACAGTTGTTTTCATTGGTGACAAATGGAATTTTACTTAAATTATTTTTATAAAAACTTGTTGAAAAAATAATAAATAAAATTGCGATTACAAAGATTTCCTGTAAAGTATCATTTTTTTTTAATTTTTTTAATTTTTCTAAAAAGGTAGTATGTTTTTTACCTGAAGATCCATTATTTTTTTGTTGCATTGCCTGTTGTTGCATCATTTGTTGTTGCATTGCTTGTTGCTGCATCGCTTGTTGCTGCATTGCTCTTTGTTGTTGCATCATTGCAATTTGCTCTGGAGAAGGTTGTCCTTGTTGAGGTTGTCCTTGTTGATGTTGACCAGGTATTTGTTGCATTAAAGGAATTACAGGACCATTAGGACCGCTAGGTCCGCTCGGACCACTCGGACCCATTTGACTAACTGGTCTGAATTTTTCAATTGAATCTTCATATTCAGTATCAGGCATATTTATAATATAATTAAAAAAGATAATTTTTAATTTTTATTACGCAAAAAAAAATTACTTAATTTATTTATTTTTAATTAATTCGGTAATTTTTTTTATTTTTTTTTTCTTTTCTATATATTATAATAAAACAATGGGAGGAGGTTTAATGCAGCTTGTTGCTTACGGTGCCCAAGATATCTATCTTACAGGAAACCCGCAAATCACTTTTTTCAAGGTAGTTTACCGTCGCCACACAAATTTTGCAATGGAAAATATCCAGCAAACATTCTCTGGTAATCCATCATTTGGTAATCGTTCTACTGCTATTGTATCCCGTAATGGTGATTTAATTAACTCGGCATACCTAAATGTTCATCTACCATCTCTATCTGATGGCAACTGGTACTTTAATAATGGCACTTCTCCATCACTAAGCCCTGTTTCGGGAGGAACCCAGTTATGCTGGACTAACTATGTTGGTCTCGCATTAATCCAGTATGTATCGGTCGAAATTGGTGGTCAAGAAATCGACAAACACTACGGTTTATGGATGTATGCATGGCAAGAATTAACAATGACATCTGAAAAAGCACAGGGGTACAAACGTATGGTTGGTGGCAATGATGCTTGTGGTTGGTTACTAATCGGTAATGCTCTAGAACCTCAGGAACTACACGTACCTCTAGACTTCTGGTTCAATATCAACGCGGGTCTAGCTCTACCTCTAATTGCTCTACAGTACCACGAAGTACGCTTTACCTTCCAGTTCCGTGAGATAAAAGATTTAGTTGTACTAATTGACCATAATGGTGATCATATCCCAAATTCTGAGTATACTGTAAGAGTTGCATCTATACCAACACCTCAAATTGAACTATACATCGATTACATTTACCTAGACACTGATGAACGTCGACGCTTTGCTCAAATGTCGCATGAATACCTAATTGAACAAGTCCAGCACAATGAAACATCAGTTGACCTATCGAAATCTGGTGTTGTATCGCAGCGCCTAACCTTCAATCATCCTTGCAAAGAACTATTATGGTTCTTCCAGCGCCAGGATAATTTAGAAAATAATGACTGGTTCAACTTCGCGAATGCCACTCCAGGTAACGAAAAACTTGGTTCCGACATCATGACAAGTTCTGTCCTACGTCTAAATGGTCACTACCGCTTCAATCCTGCACGTGGACCTCTCTTCTTCCGTCAATGGCAACCATTCATCCATCACACACGTATCCCAGACTCTAACTTATACCTATATTCTTTTGCTCTACGCCCTGAAGAACATCAACCGTCTGGTACTTGCAATTTCTCGCGTATTGACAACACAATCCTAGAATTCCAATTAGATACACGTGCTCAAGTCCAGTCACCGGTTTTACCTGAACAGTTCTTCCCTAATGGTGGTTCTGCTCTAATGACTGTATATGCCCGTAATTACAATGTTCTACGTATTATGAGCGGTATGGGCGGTCTCGCGTATTCGAATTAAAAACAATGGATAGATAATGTCTATCCTTTGGTAAATATACTTAAAGGTGTAATATATATAATATTATAAAAAAAATGAATAAAGGTATTACATATAATATCAAAAACTCAACAATAATTTTTTATAATATTATTTATAACTTCGATTATGAACAAATTGATTTAATCTTAAATAGTGGTATAAATTTTAAATTATACGATAACATTTATATATCATATAATAATACTCATTCAAAAAATATTACTATTTTAGAGTTTTTATTTAATTTTAAACAAAATAATGTTTTATACTACTTTAAAAATAATGATAAATATGATTTGAGACAAGAAAATGTAATTATATATCATAATAAACATAATGAAATTTTACAAAAATATCAAAGTGCTATATATTATTCTGGTCATTATAAAACTAATGGAAATGATGCATATAACATGAAAAATCCATATTGGAAAATTAAAGAAGATAAAAATGATGAAAATAATCAAGAGTACTATTTAATGTATTGTGAACAAGATACATATATAAAATTAGATAAAATTTCATTAGAATCGATTGAATTATTTGAAAAAAATAATAACAACAATGAAAAACTTACTTTTTTTAAAATGAAAAATGGATATATCTCTTGTAAATTAAATCGATGTAATAAAATGTTATATATTCATCAAATTATAATGAATTTATACGGACAAGGAAAAGGAATAAATAATTTAAGTGTCGACCATATTAATAGAGACCCATTAGATAATCGTTCTACTAATTTAACTATTGCTAGTCTTAAAGAACAACAAGAAAATTCAAAAGGAGTTTTAAAAGATACAAAACGTGAAAGAAAGTCAAGTGCACAAGAACTTCCAGAAAATATTAAACATGAAGATATACCAAAATATTGTTATTATTGTAAAGAAAAATATAATTCAAATGGAGATATAAGAGATTTTTTTAGAATAGAAAAACATCCAAATCAAAAATCTATTATAAGCACATCAAAATCAATTAAAATAAATATACTAGATAAATTAACCGAAGCAAAACAAATAATTTCAAAGTTAGATAATAATGAATACTATAGTGAAAATAATAAAGTTCCATTCAGATTACCTGTTGGATTTTATGTAACTAAATTTAGAAATAGTGATCATTTAATTTATGATTATAGAAATATTGAAATAAAAGAAAGAAAAAATATGAAAATGAAATTAGTAGAAAATTATAATTTACAAGAAGAATATGATAAGTTTCTAGAAAAATTACAAAAAAAGTATGCTGAAATCGAAATTATTAAGTCATAGATTTTTGTGATGTGTAAACTAATACCATTTTATCAAAATTAAATAAAACAGGTAAAATTTTTTTGATATCTGAATCTTTTACATTTAAGTACATATTAGAATAGTCATGTAAATCACATATTTGGTCTTTACATCTATTAAATATTTTGTTTATATACATATTTTCATAATATATGGATTTATCTTCTGTATTATTTATATTTTTTGAATATATAAAATTTTTTTTAATTCCTTCTAAAAATTCATTATCTATGCTACTAAAGTTGTCCTTAATTAATTTAACAAACCCTTCTAATGTTTTTTTAGAATTTTCATTTGATACATTAATATTTACCTTAACAGTTGTTCCACAATAATTAATTGATGGTATTATATCAATTCCGTATATTAAATTTTCTTTTGCTCTTAATACATCCATGCAAATGTTTCTAATGTATTTGCAAGTAATATCTACTAATATACTATTATAAATAGAATTATCTATGATACTGGGAAAACCAATCATAATAGTTGTATTTTTAATATTGTTATTTTGTAGAAAATAAGCGCTTTTTTTTAATTTAAAACAATGATTCACTATTGATTCAACAGAAAAATTCTCAATTTTACTATTTTTAAGTAAATTTTCAAATAAATTTAAAACTAAATCATCATCAAAATTGCCAGAAACTATAAATAATATATTTTTATAATGTTTTTGATAAAATATTTTTAATTTTTCTTCATCAAAATGATTTAAATTATCAATTTGCTGTTTATAATTAAAAAAGTTTGTTAAACCATAATAACTAAACAATTTATCATATAAAGTATGATATACATTTATCAAACTATTATTACTACTTGTTAATAATTCATTTAGAACTGCTTTTTTTTCTTTTTCAATTACTTTATTATTTATATTTTTATAATTTATAGTAGTTTCAACAATAAATTTAATCATTTTTTCTAAATCTGAACTTATTCCCATTGTAAAATAATTTATCATATTTAATCCTGTTGATGCGTTCATCAAAATACCTTTTTTATTCATTTCAGATATGCAATCATTTTCACATTGTGAATTTCCATTAACAAGTACGTGTTCTATCAAATGATTTATTCCTAGGTTATTTTTATCTTCATGAATATAACCAGTATCTATACAACTTTTAACTGATATATTATCAATATCATTTTTTATTAATAAAATGTTATATCCATTTATATTATATATTTGATGAGAAATACTCATATTATATAATATAAATAAGTTATTTTTATTTTTAAAATTTAACTGCTTATTCAAATTCTTTTAAATTTTTACTAATTTATTCTACTGAATCTGACATGATTTACTTGGATTTTCATTTGTTGCTTCAAATTGTAAAATTTATTAAATGTTCATTTATTAATCGCGACCCATTTACTATGGCAGCAATCGTAGGTAAATCTATGAGGGTGTTGAATGTATATAATAATTCATTCGAATTAGATATTTCTCCCAGAGAAATCAACGTACTTTTTAATGAACTAGTCAAAGTTATTATATCTTTAAATGATGGTAGATTGCCAAGTTCATGTATCGTATATTTTGTTAATCTCGTAGTATTCATATAACCCTTCAATGATTCTATTTTTTTTATATAAGATTCGGTATATTGTATAATATCATCTAATAATTGTTTTTCGTTAACCGTTAGATCATCTGTGTTTAACATAGTAATATTAGTATTGATAGTATGAACATGTTGTTCGACGGACTGGTCAGTAACACTATAGACATCCAGATAAGTGTCGGCTGAAGGATATCCTGTACCAGATATTTTACCATTCCGTTCAATAATAGTCATATAGGTATTTACATAATTATCTCTATTATCTAATAAATATGCATTATTTATTATATCATCGTAAATAGTTACTGTACCATTTATTAATCCAGTAAATTTAATATCATTTTTAATTTCAGTTTTATTATTATCCTCATCTGGAATAAAAATTAATTGATTTACTGATACTTCGCTTGTATTATTAAATAATACATTTGTTAACGTTGAATTTTCCGTTAACGATATTCTGGTTACATTTTGAACTACTAATTTTTCAATTATATATGAATTATATATTTTAGTAGAATTAGAATTGTTTGTAACTGAACTTATTGTACCTTTATTATTTAATATTGCATTTGTTCCATTAATTGTTACATATGGTGTTTTATTATTATTTATCAATGTTCCATTATTTAAAGTTACATGCGCATTATCTGTAAATGGAACATTATTTTCAATAGTAACTTTTGCGCCTCCATTTATTGTAATACCTGATATACCACCAGGAATTAAATTATTAGTAATATTATGTGTACCTTCTGAAATATTAATATTTCCACTCTGTTGTAGTATTGTTATACCAGTACTTGAATTGTTGGGGGGGACACCTGCACTATTGTCAACAAAAAAATTCATTCTACCCGAAACATTACTTAAATTATGTGTCTCATTTGGTAATAATTCTAAATTAAATGTTGCTGTTGTTTTTTCATTATTTGTACTCGATAATCTTATAATATAAGTTGTTTGATCCTCAGAATGTGTTAGAACACCGTTAGGTGGGTCTTCTTTAAATGAATCAACACCAGAAGTAATAAATAAAGAAACAAAATCTTCAAACGTAATGTTTGTTGAGTCTCTGAATGGACGGTCCGAAAATTGAATAATAGATTGAGTGTCTGATTTATTCATAGTTAAAAAACCACCGGTTTGATTTCTTTGAAACGATCCATTATTAAATACACAGGAAAAAAGATAAGAAATAGAACTATTATCAGGTGATTCTTTTTCTGCTGATTCTTTTTCTGCTGTTAAACTTAATACCCGTAAACGATTAACCTCTAAACGATTAACATCTAAACTATTAAAATACGCGTTTTTTCCTAAACTTCGGCTTGACATTATAATATAATTTATTTTATTTTTTTTATTTTTTTTTATATTGTATTCGTTCCATTAATTGTTACAGTTATTCAATCATTTTCGCATTACGAATTTCCATTAATAAGTAAGTGGTCTATCAAATGATTTATTCCTAGGTTATTTTTATCTTCATGAATATAATATTACATCCATTTATATTATATTAGATGAGAAATACTCATATTATATAATATAAATAAGTTATTTTTATTTTTAAAATTTAACTGTTTATTCTTCAACTGTATCTGCCCATGATTTACTTGGATTTTCATTTGTGACTTCATTAACCATTTCTTCCATTAGTTCAGAAGGAGTAACAGTTTCTTCAGTAGATGGACCACTATTTGGACATTCATTACCATTATCAGTAATATTAACACTGGATTCTGCACTGACACCTACTGGTTCAGAACTTGGTGCTTCTTCTTCATCAGTAACATCAACAACGGTACTTTCTTCATCTTTCATTTTTTCATTTTCTTCCTTACGTCGATCATTTTCAATATTAATATTTTCAATTAATTCTCTTTTGCGTTCTTCAAAATACATCTTTGATTTTAATTGTGATTCTCTATGACCACCAATAATTTCATTTAGTTTAGAATCTACATGTTTTTGTTCGATTAGTGTTGGGTCAGGTGGTACAAGTAACCATGAATACATTTCTACCACATAAATATCAAAGGTAGAATTAATTTTTTGTAGCATTTCAGCATGTTTATTAGCATCTTCAAGTGTATTAAATACTCCCTTGATTTTTAAACAAACATTGTCACTTTTTTGACAACCTTGTGGTGATACTACACTAATTAACGCATAATTTTGTCCTGAAACTTTTTCAGAATCTTTATCAACAGTTTCATCTAGTGAAAGACTCCTAATTTGTCTCTCAACTGCTTTATCAATAACTTTTTTCTTTTCATCCGAAATTGGTTTGAATAGATGATCATTTTCCATTGAATATTCAGGTGTTTGTGTAACTTCGTTACTTTCTGTTTCAACTTTGTCAGACATATAATTTATTATATAATTTCTTTTTAAATAGTTTTTATTTAAAAACAAATAAATCATTTAAATCTTTTCTAAATAATTTATTAATAACTTCATTTGCTGACTTATTATAATAAGCAATATAAACTATATAAAACATAAATAATATCATATTATTAATTGTATATTACGGTGAATTATTAATAATATGATTATTTGGAAATAAAGTACAAGTACTTATTTCTCTTGTTGTTCTAACTAAAGGAATTAATGATAATTTATTTATTAAACACAGTTATTAAGAAAATTTATGATTATTTAATAATTTAATTAACATTTAGACACTCGGAACAAATTTCCATTTTAAATCATCACATATTCCTCTCCATATTTTTTCTTGTTCAAATAATTTTTCTCGCGATTTTAACAATGGAAAGTAAATTAAATATTCATCTTTACCTAAAAATTTACAAAATTTATGCAATGTATATGAATAACTCAAAAAATTTTTTCTATCTTTCGGACAATGTTTTTTAAATGGTTCTTGTATCTTATCAAATAGTTCTAACAATACTTCTTCAAAATCTTTTGTGATAGTTAATGGTGGTTTATTTGTAATTTTACTAATTAAATTAGGAATATGTTCATAATATTTGTTTAATTTTAATTTTTTTAGATACTTTTTAATTCTATCAGCAGTTATATAATCTGAATTTGTAATTCTTTCTTTTTTTATCTCTAAAAGTATAAGATTAATTACTGTATCAGGAATAACAGTTACTTCTTTACCCTGTAATTGATTTAACCATTCTCTAAAATGATTTTTTCTTTGATATGAAAATGGTTGACTTACTGTTTCAACATTTACAGAATCACAATAATTCATACCATTAGTAGTGTAATCATAATGTTGTTTACACGAACCGCAATTAGTGCATATAATTAATCCATTTTTTGAATCAATCTCATAATTGTTTTCTCTACAATTTTCACAAGAATTATTTGAACTATCATAAATATTTGGACAGTTTATATTCAAAAAACACTTCTTATAATACCTATTGTATTCTTCACCTTTATTAGTTTTACCTGTTTTACTAATAAATTTTAATATATTAGTATCTTCATTTTTGTCTTCATTTTTGTCTTCATTTTTGTCTTCATTTTTGTCTTCATTTTTGTCTTCATTTTTGTCTTCATTTTTGTCTTCATTTTTGTCTTCATTTTTGTCTTCATTTT